CATCGGATTGGATTCCGACTCCACAACCAGCAAAGCAGATCTACACTTCGAGTACAAGGAGAGCGGCGATGGCGGATACATGAATGCGGCCAACGACGAAAAAAACTTCCAGTTCACTGGTCAACACAGGTCTTTACCCTCTTCGGGTGAAATTTCCGACTTCGACGGTAAAGAGGGAATGATTGTTGTTGCTGACGGAACATACAACAACATCTCCACCTTAGAAAGCGTTGCCACAATAAACGAGTCCCTTCCCAGGGTGGAATTATCCTCTACAAGAAATCAAAAATCTGTGTTTGGTGTAGTTTCTGAAGCGGAGGACCCAAATGAAACAATCAGAAAATATGTTGCTGGGGCATTTGGAACAAAGATTCAAAAGAAAGACAATCGAATTGTTGTGAACTCCCTCGGCGAAGGTGCCATCTGGGTATCTGACATCAACGGAATGTTGGAGAACGGAGATTACATTACCACTTGCGAAATCCCTGGTTATGGTATGAGACAAGACGACGACATCCTCCACAACTACACAGTAGCAAAGATTACACAAGATTGCATGTTCGATTTAGAATCTACAGATTACGACTGTAAAGAAGTCGAACACAATGGTACAATATATAAAGTAGCCTTTGTTGGGTGCACATATCACTGCGGGTAGAACATGACTGATTTGTTTAGCAAGAAAGTATTAGTGTTAGACAAGACATACCAACCAATGAGAATTGTAGATTTACGGGGAGCTATATATTTGGTGTTCAGAGAGGCTGCAAATGTGATTGATTCAGATTATAATGTTTTTGATCTCCGCGAATGGATAACCCACTCAGAGATTCGCATGACCATTGATTCTGACTTTAAAGCACTTCGTTCTGTTGATTCAGCTTTTGGTGTGCCCGACGTTTTGATTATGAGACATTACAAACAGAAACAAATCAGACAATCGATCTGCACAAAGAAGAATGTCAACTTCAGAGATCTGAACATATGTCAGTATTGTCAAGTAAAACTTACTCATCGTGAATCGACGATAGATCATGTTGTGCCTGCATGCAAGGGCGGTGGATTGACATGGGACAATGTTGTTACCGCATGCCGCTCCTGCAACAATAAAAAGGGCGACAAAGATCTTGACAAATCTGGCATGAAGCTTTATAATAAGCCCAAGCCTCTATTCTGGGATCGTGGCTGGTTCAAAAGATTCGAACAACGATATCCAAATGATGTTTGGAAAAGGTTTTTATAATGGCAACGTTTGTTAAGGGAAACTGGGTGGAGATATGCCCATACCCAGATTACCGATGGGAACACTGGAGTGTGGAACATACAAACCTGTGCGGCAAGAGAGGTCAGATAACTGAAGTATCTACTGACAAGTGGACCAATAGCACATTCATTGAAGTTGACCATCGTAACCAAAGACTGTGGTTCCTTCCCGATCATCTTATCAAAGTTGAAAATTATAATATTGTTTTTGATGAAGCCGTGCAAGAGGCATGTGAAAGATTGCAACATCACGAGAGTGTGTGTAAAAGATTGAGAGACGAAATACTTGAAGGTGTTTTCGGCGAAGACAAGCCAGAAGAAGAATTAAAAAAAGAGCTAAAAGAAGAAGTGGTCGAAGAAGAGCTTTATGATGACTGGCAAGAGATTACCACGAAAGAAGTTATTCCTCTCCCCGGCAACGGCGGCACAATGACGGACCCTAGTGATTCCCCAAAGTCAAAAGCAAATAGCCACAGAAAGAAAGTCAGAACAAAAAGAGGAAAGGTCGCGTCAAAAGCAAAGAGTAAAAAGAAACCAATAAGCGACGACTGGACCATTAGCGAAGAAGAGCTTGAAGAATTACAAAATTATGTGGACAACCTTCCATATCAGCAAACCACTACCGACGACGATTACGAATATTTCTATGGAGACGATGATGATTCAGACTGGTTCACTTGAGATTGGCGCCTTGGTTGAAGAAATACTTTTTATAGATAAAGACAAAGACCTCTGCAGACTTGGTGTTGTGATTGGCGAGTTCCCTGTTCAGGTTAGTGGTATCCGAATGATGAAAGTCCATTGGACACCCGCCCCAGACTTCCCTGTTTCAACCGACGGCTATACGTGCTTCGTCAACGAAAAACATTTAAAGGTTCTTTCATAAAGAAAAGTCTATTTATAGTATAAAAACAATGTTTTTTTATGTTATAATGGACCAATATGAAAAATCTTGAAGAACTAATCTACAATAAATTAGCTGAAAAAGCAAAGAAGCCAAATCCCAAGGACCATACAACTCTGTCCTTTGAGGACATGCAAGCCGCTGTTCAAAAAGCACAATCTGCAAAGAAGGTTGCTGACGACAAGAAGCTGGCAAAGAACATTCCTGGCGACGAGTATCGCAAACTCCCAACAGTAAGTGATAAATTCCAAATCATTGTTCCTATGTCCACGAGAGCATCTTGCCTCTACGGTGCTGGAACAAAGTGGTGCACTGCTGCATCTGAAGATAATCAATTCAATCGTTATTATAACCGTTGGGGAATGACTCTTTATTATGTTCTCCCGAAAAAGGTTGATGTCGATTGGGATATTGTTGATGCCGAGAAAGAAGATTTCCACAATCAGCTTGATGACTTGTTCGAAGGCAAGGTCCAAGACTTACAAAAGAAATATCCAGAATGGGATATCAGGGCTTTCAAAGATCCTTCAGGCAAAAACAAATATCTTGAATGGATGGTGAAGACTGCAGTCGATATGATGGCAGAGGTAGCAGATGCTTTCCAATCTCAAGAACGAAGAAGAGAATATGCCACTGGCAGAGTAAACAACGTTATTGATTATTACCACAAACTTCTCCCATACATTGGTCGAGAAGAGAAGCCCGAAAAGGAAAAAGAAAAAGGTCAGAGACAAGAGAGAACTCGTTTTGATAAGGTTGCAATTGTTATGCATCCCGAAGGTTACAGAAGCAAGATGTACGATGCCCAAGACAAAGACATCGAACTCAAAGATCTTATCTCTTTCATTATGCCGACATGGGGTATTGATGCCAAAGAAGGGCTTGATGTCTTTGGTGCTGTCGAAGATGCAATCGATGCCGATATGAAAGAGAACCCAAATCCTGTTAGAGACAGAATGAACAAGATTAAGGGTGCAGTTGATTCTTTGAACGACGCCCTTGAGTCCAACTACCACGATAACTTGAAGCCCAACTTCTTTGACGATCCTGAGAAGGCATCAAGAGCTCCCGTTGCTTACGGGACATTAAAGAATTACAGAGTCGAACCTGGTGAAATGGTTATTCCTTTTACTGCTAATTTTTATTTTCCTATTCCCGACGAAATTGGCGGGTATGAAAAAATGACGAAAGACAGAACATTCCGAGGAAACGACAGAGGAAGACTGCAAAATTTCAAAGACATGCTCAGGAACAACATGCAACTGTGGCGACCAGCAGCAACAATGGTGAATGAAACATTTAAATCTTTTGATGCTGCCAAGGAAAAATATACTAAAAAACTTCAGAATGAGTTCGGCGAAGAACCGGGGAAGTCAAGAGCAGACACCATTTTTCAAAGACGACCCAAGGACGATACAAAAGCACCTGCACCAGAGGCGGATATTGAATATGTCGGACCTGTAACGAAACAGAGATTTATCTTTATGGATCTGCGAATGATGGTGAAGATAAGAGACACTGTTGGTGTTATTGACGAAGGCGGACTCGATGAAACTATGTTGAACGTCGTTGGCGATATTCGCAACTTCATGGAAGACGGCATACAAAAAGTTAAAGAGCAGGCTTGGGAAGAATTCCAGTTCATGGCAAAGCGATGGATGGAACAGAACCCTCGCAAATCACCAGAAGAAGAAAAGGCAGAGACTGAGAAGAATGTAGACGACATCATGGCTCATTTGCCAGAGGAGAGACAAGCAATGTCATTAGAAGAAAAGATTTTAGCAAAACTAATGGGAGAAGAACTCCTCTTGGAAGTTGATTACGAACAAGCACAGGCATCGCTGACTGGCAAGCCTGCACAGAAGCTCGTCAAGAGTTTTAACTTCGACCAAGGCAAAGATCCAATGGACAATATGTCCAAGCTCGTTACAACGATTAGAAATACGATTATGACTACTGTTCCCCACGATGTGCTTCCTGGCGAAGTTGCAAACGATCCAAGCATGGACCCAATCGGGAAAGAAAAAGAAATTGAAAAAAGAAGAGCACTCGGTATCATGTGGATGCTCCGCCTCTTGAAGAAGGATAAAGAAAAGACTGCTATGCTCTTAGGTGACGACCCTCACCGTCAATGGCAGAGCATTTCGCGAGCCATCAAACAAAACATGGAAAAGTTCTTCCAACATAACCGTCACATGAAGGTGAAGGATTTAAACCAACTCCAAACTGCAGACGACTTAAACAAAGTTGTTGATGCTGCACAAGCATCAATTGATGCCGAGAACGACAAGAAGATGGGTGCCGATGCTGGTGCTGGAACTGAGTTCTTTGCAGGTGGTTTCAAGAGAGATGAGAACGGCGACATCATGCGAGACGAAGAAGGTATTCCATTATTTAGATTCAGCAAAGACGGTTGGGTTATCGCTGCGGCACACAACAAAGGTGCTGCCTGTTTGCTCGGTAAGAAAACAAACTGGTGCACAGCTGCTCCTGGATTGAATTACTTCGATACATATTATAACGGTGAAGATGATCCTTTATTTTTTATTCACACTCCCGCAGAAAAAGATAGCACTGGTCGTATAATCCAACACGGCGACAGATTCCAATTCGCCTTTGGTTGCGATGACTGCCCACAATTTATGGATGTAGAAGATACTCCCGTTCGAGGAGAAGAGTTTGAAAGACTTCACGACAAATTAAAAGATGTGCTCAGAGACAACGGTTTTGAAGATAGATTCGAAGCAGTGTTCAACTATGAGCATTTCGATTTTGACGAAGCGATGGAGAACTTGGTAAAGGATTATGAACGCAGATTCGACAACCCGCAAGTAAAGATCCACGGAGATGTCGAGGACGATTATGATTCCACAAATCTGAATGCTGGTTTTAATGTAGCATTCGTTTACAGTTTTGATCCCAACAAATTTACTCCTGTTGATGACATTTACGATAACGAAGCAATCCAATCGGTGTTTAGCGACATAACTAACATGAAAGTCGGTGGACAAGAAGACAGTTACGGTGACGAAAACGAGAATGTAGATTATGATGCAGGACACAGCACCATCAAACTAGAAATCAGCGGCTGGTTATCTTCATGGGCATCAACCGAAAGTCGTGGTGAAGACTCTATGCACGAAATAGAGGGCTTCTTCTCTGATGTAGACAACAACATCGACGGCAGATATGAAGAGCTCAAAGCAAAGTTGCAAGTTGCTCTTGTAGAATACGGTGCATTACCTCTAACGAAATATGATAAACTACTATCTGATGAGATTAATGTTTGGGATGGCGAGCATGCTAACCAAGACGACGAAGATGAACCTGGTGAATATGGTGATCCTAACGATAAACCTGAACCAAAAGATTTAGCAGACAGACAAGAAGCATTCGAGGAACAATTTAAAAATGTTCTCGTTGCCTTTGACGACGAACTTATGGAAATAAACTTTCAAGGATTATCTTTTCCTCCTCCCGCAGAATTGGCGAACGATGAGGTGTCTGTCATCGGCGATACACCAAGGAATAAAGATTATATTTTAAGAAGAGCATTAATCACAATGAGTCAGGTTATGGATAGACAGCCAAACCTTCCTGGCTTCGACGAAGGTGACGAGGAATATTTCGAAATGTTTCGTGGTGTTGTTTCAAGAAACGACATCGTTGGTTATTTCTTTACCTACAAAACAATGTGTAAAATAGAAATCGACATGAAGCTCGGCAAACTTACCGAGTCTGAAATGGATAATGTGGTCATGGGAATGAAAATAATTGATAGAAACTTTAAACTTTTTCAAATTGCTATGAGAGATGCCCTCGAAAGATATATCAAGATGAACCCTGATGAAATGCGATGGGCAAAAGATAAGGCAGAACCACCACAAGATGCTGTCCAGCGCGGTGCACCTATTGGTGCCCGAATCGGTGCTCCAGTTCGAGCGGAAAGTAAACAAAATGACTTGACAGAAATTGTAACAGATGTTATAATTAATGCACTCAATGAGAGGGAACCCTATCAAATAAAAGCAAGGAAGTGGCAAGAGAAAGCACTCAAGGCAGCAACCAAGGGTCCAAACAAAGGCATTCCAAAAGGAATGAAGGTTGTCAGCACAAAACCAGGAAAATCAGCACCACCGGGAGGGTGATATTATGAGAAAGCACTTTAATAAAAGAAACGAAAGATTATTTAACAGATTGACAGAATCGACGTCTGCCAACACCAGCATCAACGAAATGGAAGATCGTGAAGAGATTGACGACATTATTTATCAAACGGAGTTGTCTGATGAACGAGCGGTTCTGAAAAGCATGCAGAGGCTGATAAGTTTGAACCCAGAGAACCCAGAGGGCTTAAAGGTTCTATATCAACAAGTGGCTGTAAGGAAGCAAGAAGAAGAGCAAGATGATGGTTTTGAAGAAATGATCGATGCTTACAACAACATACTTACAAAAATCCCCGCTTATTTGGCATCTAAAGAAGAGTGGGTAAATAAGATAGGGAACATGACACAAACTGAAAAGTGGTTAAGTAGTAAAATCGTCTCGGAATCTGAGCAAGCTAAAAGAAAGTAATCTTCGTGACCAAGAACATCTTAATATTCTTTCTGCTCGTTTGCATAAGCCATCTTATTTTCTGGTTTCAAGTAAACGGGCAGTTTCTTTGGGACTTCTTTAAAAAGTATCCCTACATCGTTGCTCTTCTTGGTGTGCCGTCAAGTTACCTTGCAATTATGGCATCAAAGTTTGCATACGATGACTTCGGTGGAAAGATATGGCCAATGAGAATTATTGGGTTTTCAACAGGCACAATTATCTTTGCATTTTTGGCATGGACTTTAATGTCTGAAGGTCTTACACTAAAAACAATTCTTTGTCTTCTTCTTTCTCTTATCATCATCATAATTCAAATAGCCCTTTAAAAGAGCATAATGCATGTTATAATACTACTTACTAGAAGTTATGCATGACAAAAAAGCAATTCACGGTCTAATACAAGGGTTTTATCCTTATGCGAAAAGCAGGTTTGGTTTTGACAAGCCTTGCCGTGTATTTCTGCACGATGATGCGGAGAATGCAGTAAACCCACTCGGAAAGACCGCATATTACGATCCAGACAACATGGAAGTTCACCTCTACATTTCAGGAAGACACCCAAAAGATATTCTGCGCAGTTTCTCTCACGAGCTCGTACATCATGCCCAGAATTGTCGAGGAGAATTTGCCGGACCAATGTCCACAGAAGAGGGGTATGCTCAAAAAGATGAACATCTTCGAAAGATGGAAATGGAAGCATACCTCGAAGGATGTATGGGTGTTAGAGATTACGAAGACCAACTAAAGGCGGGACAATAAATGAAAAAGATTTTAAATGAAAGAAACGAGAAGCTTTTTTCAAGACTGTTTGAAAACCAGGGCATCAAAGTAAAAGAGGGTGATTACGACGAGAAAAACCCACCAGATAAATTTGGTAAACCAATGAAAGAAGATGAAACTCCTGGGTTAGATAAAGCACTTGCCCACACTACAGTTGCAAAAGATTTAAAAAAGATGAACACAAGACCGGAGGTTGCGGAACTAATAACTAAGGTTGTTTCTGCAATTAAAAACCAATTGCCAAATCTCAGTGACAGTATTCTTGCACAAGCAGTTAAAGATGTGTTGTCTACACTAAAAGATATGGGCGATGATGCTTCCAAACTTGTAGGCGATATTGGTGACGACATTGAAAGCACATTCAAAGAAGTCCACAACATCGAAGTACCGCCAGAAGATGGTGAAGTACCGCCAGAAGATGGTGACGAAAAAAAAGATTTAGATACTGACTCAGATCAGTAAAATACAAAAAGAAAGGTGGTGATACATTATGACTAGTCCAAAACAGAAAAGAAGAAGACTCTTAAGAATGAAGAGTGAACAAGAGCAAACAAATGCACAAGCAGCATTAGAATTGGCACGTGCCAAGGCAGCAGCAGAAGCAGCTCAAGCAGCAGCAGAAGCACAGGCAGCAGCAGAAGCTCAAGCCGCAGCAGAAGCTCAGGCAGCAGCAGAAGCAGCTACCACAGAAGAAGCTGACGAGAAACCAAGAAGACGGAGAAGATCTAGTAGATCTGCTTAACACTTATGATTGATTTTGATGGTATGACAAAGAGGTTCCTTTTAGGGGAATCTAAAACTATTAATACAAGAGCATATCTTCGTGCACTGAGAGATGGCTTTGCTAAGCTTCGCCCTTCCTCTCAATCACAAGCAGTTCTCATCGAGAACATGAAAACTCATTTAACTGCAGTGACGAGAGACTTTACCTCTTTGCAGGAAAAGGTTTCCATGCTCGAAGAAAAGCTTTCTGTATTAGAAGAAAATAAAAAAGAGGAATAAGAATGGGTGGTTTAGCTGGGCACATGTCTCATCTCTATGATAATCCTGAACTTAAGTTTCGGGAGATTGAAGATGTTTTAACAAAAGCATCAAGTGGAGAACTCGTTGGGACAGAAAAGACAGATGGTCAAAACATTTTTATTTCTTATTCCGTGAAAGACGGTCGTGCAAAGGCTGCAAGGAATCTCGGTAACATCAAGAGTGGTGGCATGGATGCTGCTGGTCTTGCTGCAAAGTTTGCAGGACGAGGTGATTTGGAGAAATCCTTTACGGAGTCTTTTGCTGCATTTGAAAGAGCAGTAGATTTGTTCTCGTTGGAGACTCAGATTGAAATCTTTGGACCCGATGCTAACATCTGGTTTAATGCAGAAGTACAAGATCCTAGAACATCTAACGTTATCAATTATAATGCTAAGTCGTTGACAATCCATCGTGTTGGGCATGCCGAATTCGACAAACAATCCGGTAGACCAAACAACGACAAAGATGTTACAGCTAATGCAAAGAAACTTGAACAAGCTCTGCAAGATGCAAATGCTTTGCTGCCCGGTGAAGACTATTCTGTGCAAGTGAATGCCGTAAGAACTTTAAGGGGTCTGTCGAATGATACTGTCCTAACGGCATCGATCAAAAGACTACGCAGAGCAATGTCCAGAGAAGGTCTTGGTGAAGAGAATACTGTTGCAGATTTTCTTGTAAAAAGAATAACAGATGTCGTCGGCCGAACTGGTTCTGGGTTAAGTGACGAGGTAAAGAGGGAAATCACAAAACGAATCCTTAAAGTACCTGGTGTTACATTGAGCAAGATTTATAGACTCCTTGATGACCCTTCTCAGAAAGAAAAAGTTAGAAAGATTGTAAAAGGAGATAAGAAGATTATCTCTGCTGCTATTTTTCCTTTAGAAGATATCATTCATGACTTCTCCGTTGAAATGCTCAGAGGCTTAGAGTCAGCATTCGTCATTGACAACGAAGAAGAAGTTAAAAGACTTAAAGACGAAGTTGCAAAAGCAATTCAGGCAATCAAAGGTGCAGACAACGAAACTGCTACAGAGATTCTCGTCAAGCAAATGAAGAAACTTAAAGACATAGAAAATGTTTCTACTGCTGCCGAGGGGTTTGTATTCACTTATGATGGAAAGACCTATAAATTCACCGGAAACTTCGCTCCTATCAATCAATTATTGGGATTATTCCGATATGGTAGAGGTGATGTCCCTGCGATGAAGATTGACGAAGACGAAGGTCAAATCCAGGCAGATGTTGTTTATGTTCCTGGTTCTTTCAAGCCACCTCACAAGGGTCACTTCGAACTGATGAAAGATTATGCAAAAAGTGCACGCAAAGTGGTTGTTCTGATTTCAGATCCACAAAGTGCAAACAGCATCAGATTTATTGATATGCCCGATGTTGAGGGTAAGTTAGAAGTAAGCCCGGATGCATCAAAAGAGATTTTTGACTTATACATCGAAAACGAAGGTCTAACTGGGAAAATAGAAGTTCCTGCAATTTGGAGAGAGGGTGAGACAAACCCGATGCAATATCTGCACAGTAAGCTAGAAGACATTGGTCAAACTGACAAGAGTATTATTGTTGCTCTCGGTGTGAGTACTAAAGACCCTGGAGACAAAGACCGATTCAATAAAGACTTTGTTCAACCTTTTGAAAAATACAAAAACCTAACTGTCGTTCCGATGCCCAAAGAGCCACACGGAAATTTCAGCGCCACCAACATGAGAAATGCAATCGCAACTGGTGATATAGAGGTATTAAAAGATTTTATTCCAGATGGTGTATCTGTCCAAGCAGTTCTAGACATTCTTTCACGGGGATCAGTATACACCGAAGCAGATATCAAAGAAATGTCTTCAATGGGCGGAGGCTCAGTTCAAGGTGGTGGAAGAACAAACCACGAGGAGACACTAATTAGAGAAGAGGAAGACGAGATGAGTGAATATATGATCGACAGAAAAACATTTCTTGAAGAGCTTGCAGTGCGTGAGACAATTCGTGAGAAGCTGCAAAGAAAATACGAAAACTCAATGACAGAGGAACAGCTTGTTCGTGCTGCCATTCGTGACATGATCAGTGAAGATGTTGCAGAGGCACCTTATAAGAGCACAGGTATCAACGAGCTCGAAACACTTCTTAAAAAGATCATCCCTGTTATCGAGCCAGATTATAAAAGCCTAACAACTTCAGAAGATCAGAGAGACTCTTTCCGTGCTCACATCCTCAAGGCAGTTCAAAATGCATTAGCCCCAGGCGGTGCAGTGTCAAGAGACTCCAGAGATGTCAAGCCGTTGGATCTTCCCGATGAAGATACATTTGACATCGGTGATGTAGAAGAAGATATTGAGATTACAATGGGCGAACCAGAAAAGTTCATCGATATCGATCCAAAAGCAAAGGCAGAACCAGAAGAGGAAGAAGAAGATTTCGTCATTGACGGTCAAGAAGAGACAGGAAGAAATTTTGCAATGATGACTTGGGAACGTATTGAAACCAACATCGTTGACTCTTATCGAAAACTTGCTGCAGCAACAGATCGTGATTTATTCTACGATTACTTGATGGCAAATTTGAAACTTTACTTCGACAAATTCGATGATGAGCTTGCTCCGGTTGTGGACGAGCCAGAAAGTGAAATTTATAACGATGAGAAAGGGGTTTAAAGCCCCTTTTTTTCTTTCTATTGATCATCGTGGGTCACGGCAAGGGTCGAACGAAAAACGGCTCCGAAACCGCCGTCCCATTGAACAACAATTTATTAAAGATTTTCCTGAGAATACTTTTTTTATATTATTTGCATTTTGTACTTTACAAATCCTGAGATCTGTGTCATTATAACTATAATGGGATCTAAGCAAATAAGCAGATATGCAAAGTAGCACTAAGCAAGTAAGCAGATCCTAAGCACTAAGCAATCTTTATTTATTATTATTTATTTTATTAATAAGCAAATACTAAGCAGGTTAGCATATGGAAACTTGGAAGAAAGCAAAGTACCACGAGGGTACAAACAAAAATTATTCGATTTCAAAAGTCCTTCGTAAGAAAAAGAATATCACTGATGAGTTTGAGGCAATGTTCAACAGCCTCTCCTTGGAAGAAGTGATTGGTTTGAAGCTCGAATTATCCGCTCAAGCATCAGGCGGTAAAATGTATGGAATTCCGATTTGGAAGTACTTGGAACTAGTTATTAAGGACGCAGTGATTAAATATGCACTCAGTGCATGCCATTCAAAAATCGAAGCTCAAAACTTTCTTGGTTTAAAGGCTGCAGAGTGGATGGAAACATTGAAGGCTTTTAATCCAGATCCGTATTTTAAAGATGAATAACAAAAACTGAGGGATATGAAATGTTTGGTAATAAAAAAGAGAAAGAACAAGAAGTTTCTATTTTAACTTTAAAGAATTCCGTTCTTTACCCCGGCACCGTCGTTCCACTTTTGATTGGCAGAGATAAGTCTATGAAGCTGATTGAGGATGCGATAAAGAAAAACACTTATATTGGTGTGGTTGCCCAGAGGGATTTAGAGGACGAGAGCCCAAGAGCAGCAGACCTATATACTGTTGGCACCCTGGCGAAGATTATCAAATTCTCCAAAAACTCAGATGGTCATTACAATGTCATGATTGAGGGAGTTCAGAGATTTTCTGTTGTTGAATACATCGACGAAGAACCTTTCTTCACTGCAAAGATAAAATCTATTCCAAAAGAGATAGAAGGCATTGAAGATGAAGAGGTTCAAATCCTCTTCGAAACTCTCAAGGAAAGTTCCCTTGATATTATTGCATATTTGCAGGAAGTGCCCTCTAACGTTGCAGAGTTCATTGAAAGAGTTGAAGAACCGGGCAACCTTGCAGACATCGTTGCAGGCAACGTCGCAGAGACAGTCGAGGAGAAACAAGAAGTTTTAGAAACATTCTCCATTAGAGACAGAATCATGAGAGCTTTAGAATTGATTGGGCGAAAGCAAGAAATGCTTTATGTGTCAAGCAAAATTCAGACTCAGGTTAAAGAAGAAATTTCCAAGAATCAAAAAGAATATTATCTTCGCCAACAACTCAAAGCCATTAAAGATGAGCTCGGCGATGCAGCTGAGGACAACGATGATCTTGAAGCCCTTAAGCAAAAGATGAAAACCATCGACTTGCCTGAAGATGTTGTCAAGCTTATGACAAAAGAAATTAAAAAGATGAGAAACATGCAGCCAAGTCAGGCTGAATATAATGTAACATTGAATCATCTTGAGCTTCTTTTAGATTTGCCCTGGGATGTCAAAACCAGAGACAACTTGGATCTAACAAAAGTTCAGGAAAAGCTTGATGCAGATCATTACGGATTAGAGAAAGTTAAAAAACGTATCATTGAATATCTCGCTGTTCGCAAATTGAAAGACGACATGCGAGGACCAATTCTTTGTTTGCTTGGACCTCCTGGCGTTGGTAAGACATCCTTGGGTCGCTCCATTGCAGCAGCTCTTGGTCGCAAGTTTAACAGAATTTCCCTTGGTGGTGTTGCAGACGAATCAGAAATTCGTGGCCACCGAAAAACATACATTGGAGCAATGCCAGGAAAGATTATTAAAGGCATGACCAAAGTTGGTGTTACCAATCCTCTTGTTCTTTTAGATGAGATTGATAAGATGGGTAAAGACCATAAGGGCGATCCTGCAGCAGCAATGCTCGAAGTTTTAGATCCAGAGCAGAATAACACATTCATGGATCACTATGTTGACAATCCTTATGATTTGTCCGATGTTCTTTTCATCGCCACTGCTAACGATATTTCTACTGTGCCCGGACCTCTCCGTGACCGGATGGAAATCATTAGTTTGTCGGGGTACACATATGAGGAGAAACTCAACATTGCAAAGAACCACTTGATTCCAAAACAAATTAAAGCAAACGGCTTGGAATCAGCTCAATTAAGGATTCGCGATGCAGCAATCAATAAAATTATTCTCGGCTACACTCGTGAAGCTGGTGTGCGTGGTCTTGAAAGAGAAATTGCTCGTGTATGTCGTGTAACTGCAGCAGAGTTGGCAATTCACAAAGAGGAAAGCCCAGATACACCCTTTTCCAAGGTCGTTAATGAACACAATCTTGTAGACTTTTTGGAAGAAACTAAATTTGACAACGAAGTCGATACGAGAGCAAGAGAACCAGGTGTTTCAACTGGTCTTGCTTGGACAGCTGCAGGCGGAGATGTATTATATATCGAAACAAGCAAAGCTCCAGGAAAAGGTCAACTTCAATTGACAGGTAAAATTGGCGAGGTCATGTCAGAGTCAGCAAAAATGGCACTCAGTCTTGTTCGTTCGAAGGCACACTTGGTTGGTGTAGCAGAAGAGGGACAGAAGTTCTTAGAAGACACAGATGTTCATGTTCACTTTCCTGCAGGTGCAGTTCCGAAGGACGGGCCATCTGCTGGTGTGACAATCACCACCGCTCTTGTTTCTCTATTTACTGGAAAAAAGGTTCGCACCGACACTGCTATGACAGGAGAAACTTCCTTGCGCGGTTTGGTCTTGCCAGTTGGTGGCATTAAAGAAAAAGTTATTGCTGCTCACCGAGCAGGAATCAAAAGAGTTCTTCTTCCACCAAAGAATAAGAAAGATGTAAAAGATATTCCAGAATCAGTTCGAAACGATTTAGAAATCTTTTTCCCGGAGACAGTCGAAGAGGTTCTTGAGCTGGCACTTGAGAAGTGAAACGGCTGAACGGGATACAGGTCGGAGACTTAGTTCGCGGCGGCACTTTACATAACTTTAATTTGATTGGATTGGTTATAAAGTATCGCCCTAACGAAAGAGAAGAGTTTCTGGTCCACTGGTTCGGAGCTTCAGCAAAAGGCTCAGAGCACTTCATGAAGATTGATTGCAAATACATCTTGGAAGAGCGATATTACGATTTAGAACTGATCTCTAAAAACCCTTTAAAATCAAGCACTTAGGCTAAGTACCTGTTTTTATTGACTTTTTAGAGATCACCTTAAAACAGGTCTAAGTGCCTGTTTTTTCGTTTATGTGCAGCAATGATGGCTAAGTACCTGATTGTCGTTTTCTGCCTAAGTCATTGATTTTAAACAGATCTTTTTCCTTGTTTTCTTTTTCTGGTTGTGTATAATAAGGGCACATTTTGAAAAGGAGAAACCATGATTAAAAAAACCATTACCACTTGTTTGATTTTACCCGCACTCGCCTGTGGACCCGATACTATTATTATTTACCCGCAAACCCAAAATGAACTCCCAGTTACAGAATTGGAGTATCTGGAAGCGAACACTGCACCAGAAGTAGAAGAACTGTTTTATGCAGAGCGAATTGTTTTTGAAGAAGAGCAGGCACCAGAAGAGGACGCAACCGAGCAACCTGTTGAAGAAGAGGTCGAGCAAGAGGAGCAACCTGTTGAAGAAGAACCTGTGCAAGAAGAGCAACCAGCAGAAGAGCAACCAGCAGAAGAGCAACCAGCAGAAGAAGAACCTGTTGAAGAAGAACCTGTTGAAGAAGAACCTGTTGAAGAAGAACAGCCTGCTGAAGAAGAACAACCTGTTGAAGAAGAGGAAGTCCCAGTAGAGGAAGAAGTTGTCGAAGAAGAGGAAGTCCCAGTAGAGGAAGAAGTTGTCGAAGAAGAGCAACCTACCGAAGACGGCTTCTCTGACGAGTGCAATCTTGAGGGGAACATCTATAACTTTCAATCATCCTGCATTTATCCTTTAGCTTGTCTTTCTCGTCATGTTGACAATTTTGAAGTAATCCCTGAAACGGGCTTTTGTGGAAAGATCTGTTTTGGTCATTCGAATTGCCCAGGAGACACCCAATGTGTTATGAATGGTGTGACCCCTGGAGTTGGATATTGTGAACGATAGTTTTTGGTTTTTCTCTATCGTTTCGATGCCTGGAACACCCCTTAACGGGGGTGTTCTTTTTTTGTTATACTATTTATAGATATGAAACTTGATTTAACTAAATTGGCAACCGCACTTGTAACCACCTTGGTGGTTGGTGTTATGACCTATCAATTAACAACGATACGTCAGCTTGAAATCGACAATGAGATCACAAAGGTTCGCTTAGAGCAGATTGAAAAGAAGCTCAAGAAACGAGGCAAAAAGAAATGAATAAATTATTTGAAAACTGGAACAAATTCTTAGAAGAAGACAACTACACTCGCGAACAAATTGAAGAGATGGTTCGCCAGGAACTCTTAGAAACAAACCCTTGTTGGGGTGGATATGTCAAGGTGGACGGAAAGGAAGATTACGAAGACGGCAGCTGCGAACTTAAAAAAGAACTCGACGAATCAGAACTCGAAGAAGCTTTTGACAAAGATAGAATGAAATGCAACAGCCCTCGTTATCTCAAAAAAGGCGACACAGGTTACGGAAAGAAGCAAAAAGTTGTGAAGGCATGTAAGAAGGGCAAAGAGAAAATTGTCAAGTTCGGCGATGCCAACATGGAAAATAAGAGCGACAATCCAGAGAACAAGGCAGACTTCCGCAGTCGCCATGATTGCAAGAATAAGAAAGATAAATTCACTGCTGGATATTGGTCCTGTAAAGACTGGTAGATGACACATCGCATCAAAGTTAATCCTTTACTTTAACTTCGCAATACTTTACAAATTACTTTAACTATGATAAGATAGTATCAACTTGAACCTCGTCCTGCAATCAAGCAGGCGAATTAAAAGGAGAAAACTATGAAAAAAGCACTATTAGCGACCATTATGGCGTTTTTGGTAAGTACCGTAAGTTATGCAGACGAACTTCGTTTAGAAGCGACTGCATCTGCTAAGGTTGGCGACAACACCCTCACTGTTGAGGAACAAGTTCGTCATGATCTAAGCATTAGTGAGGACATGGTTACAAAGGCAGCTCCATACGAGCATACCGTGTTCGCTATTGGCAGGGATTTGAACGATAACAATGCAGTTCAGTTCCGTGTCCGTAACACTAACACAGCAGGCACATCAGAGAACCGCTTGTCATTAGACTTGAATTCCTCTGTTTCCTTGCCTATGGGAGTAGGGTTGCAAAATCGATTACGATTACAACTTGACGAGACTGGGGATATTACCGCAGTTGATGAAACGGATCTGCGCATTCGTGAACAAATCATGATTTCAAAGAATGTTAATTTGCATTTCTTTAGCCTAGATTTATCCATTGGTGATGAGATTCATGCAGACGTTAACGGAATCAAAGAGAATCGTATTACTGCTGCAGCAGCAACATCATTGACTGATAATTTATCAGCCCGTGCAGAATACTTCCGCCAGCAAATGACTGGTGCAGATGATGCAAATGTTGTAACTGTTTCAGCCCAGCTACGCTTCTAAGAAGTAATGAATTAATTTTCAAAGAGAGTCCCTTGTGGACTCTTTTTTTTTACATAATGATTGACATAAAGTGATCTGTATGTTATAATGTTTGAACACACAAGGAGTATGTATGAATATTTTTGCTATTGGCGGCTGCGAGAAAACTGGAACTATCGACTGGGAACAGTCTGCTCGTGAGCTTGATAATTATCGTGTTGTCAAAATGATTCTGGAGTCATGCCAAATGTTATGTACGACCCTTAATCACCAGGGTTTCGAAACACCCTACCGCAATGCTCACTTCAATCACCCCAGCACCAAGTGGGTTCGTGAGTCATCTGCTAATTTTCTCAACCTTGTCAAACACACAGAAGCTATGCTCGACGAATACAAAGCTCGCTTCGGTCAACACAAGGTACACAAGTGCGAACGTGTACTCAACATCTGCAAAGACTTGTTTGATGCATCTTTGTTCCCACACGACAAACCAACCTCACTTCCGTTATGCATGCCAGACGAATACAAGTCTGACAACATTGTCAAGTCCTATAGAAACTTTTATTCTGACAAACCAAAGATGCGATACCCTGCTGACAAAGTCCCAGCATGGTTTGACACTCGTCGCAAAGAAGAATACGAACTTATTGATTAGGAGTCCATATGCAAACTATTGGGCAAAAAATAAAACATTTAAAACCAAAAGTTTCTCCACTTGATTTAAATTGGAGAAATTTAAGAAGAGATGCTTTCTGGCAAAAGATACCTGCATGGAGAGACATTGACGAAGAGACTTTCCTGAGTCACAAATGGCAAGAGAAGAATGCTGCAACAAACATTAAAAAGCTTCTGAAAGCCGTTGATGGTATTGTCTCAGAAGAGTTTGTTAAAGACTTGGAAGCAGGGTTTAGTGCGGCACCAATGGCTGTCCGTATTTCCCCCTATCTCTTGTCTCTTATCGACTGGGAAGACCCCTATAACGACCCCATAAGAAGACAATTCCTACCAGTAGCTTCTCAGTTGCAACCAGACCACCCTCTGTTGACTTTAGACTCCCTCCACGAGCAAGCAGATGCCCCCGTAGAGGGCTTAACTCATCGTTACCCTGATAAGGTACTGTTCCTTGCTCTGGACACCTGCCCGGTCTACTGTCGCTTCTGTACGAGGTCTTATGCTGTGGGTTTGGATACTGACACTGTTGAGAAGGTCCAGCTCAAGGCAAACCAAGAGCGATGGGCAAGAGCATTACAGTATATTCGGGAAAGAGAAGAAGTAGAGGATGTTGTCATCAGTGGTGGTGATATGTATCGACTTAAAGCAGATCAGGTAAGAGAAATCGGCAATGCACTTTTAGATATTCCACATATCCGAAGATTCCGTTTTGCAACCAAGGGTCTTGCAATTCAACCTATGAAAGTGTTAACTGACACTGATTGGACAGATGCAATCACGGAAGTGGTTGAACGAGGAAGAAAGATGCATAAAGATGTTGTCATTCATACTCATTTCAACACACCAAATGAAATAACGGGAATCTCTCAAGATGCCATGAATCTTCTTTTCGAGCGTGGTATAACTGTTCGTAATCAAGCTGTGTTACAGGCAGGTGTAAACGATACAGAAGAATTGATGGGGAGTCTTATTAAAAAGTTAGGCTACATTAATGTTCAGCCTTATTATGTTTACATGCACGATCTTGTTCGAGGAACAGAAGATTTGAGAACAACTGCTAGAACATCTATGGATCTTGAGAAGCGATTAAGAGGAACCACTGCAGGTTTCAATATTCCCCTTTTCATTGTTGATGCCCCTGGTGGCGGAGGAAAGAGAGATATTCATAGCTTCGAACACTACAACCAAAGAACAGGTATCTCAGTGTACAAGGCACCAGCAGTGAAAGATGGGTTCTTCTATTATGTTGATCCAATTAAATCTTTATCACCCTCAGCACAAGAGGATTGGAAGGATAAAAATAAGCAGGAGCAGATGATTAAGGATGCAATAAGTGATGCATGCAAATATCATGGTCGCCCTCAAATAAAATACTTTTAATTTTTTCATTTTTATGTTAGAATAACTCTTTCTTAATAATACTTACAACAGACCAAAAGGAGATCCCTATGCCCGACGTATCCACTGGAACAATGACAAAAGATGAAGCCCTCTTATACATCTCGAAACTAAGCGATAATCAGAAAGTTAAAATTACTTTAGTTTCAAATGAGGGGAAGAAAGAGAATAAACAGCTTCTAGTGGAAAGCAGTAAATGGGATTATGGTTGCTACAAGGATTAAAGTTATGAAAAAGTTATTTTTATTTGCTGTCCCGTTTCTTTTTGCATGCGGGATGGAAGAACCAACTGTTCGAATTGATTTTGCTGCTGAAGAGCTCACCGTGAGCAAAACAGCATTGTGTCAAACAATGGATGCTTCTGTTAGAGAAGAAATGGATGCTGGAAAGTTTGAAGAATTGTGTGGTTATCCTGCAATCTGTGAAGACTTTGAAACAGAATTAATTTGTGATGGAGAGTGGTGTGTTACTCATCGCTATTGTCGTATGAACTAGGTTCTCTTATTTTAAAGCCGAGTTGACCTTGAACCATCATCTCAACTCTAACACGTTCTGCACCGTCGCTGTGGTACCAAATCCACTCGGCGGTGTTTTGCATTTCTGTAACTTTGTGTTGAAGCATGCGGATCTTTCTGTTTAACCATTCGAGTTCTTTTTCTGGATCGATATCGACATTGATTCCCAATTCATATGCTATTTCTAAGAGTGCCATTCCATCTCCACCTTTAACTGCAGATGCAGCCTCTTTGTAGAGTTCTGTTTTGTACTCTTCGTCGTCATCGTCTGATAGTCTGTCTGGGTGGGTTTTTAGAGCAATCTTTTTAAAGAGGTCTTTTAAGTCTTTATCCCTCTCCAACACTTCTTCTTCGATTTCCTCTACTTCTTCTTTCTCTTCTTCCTCTTCTTCCGGTTCTTCTGGAGCAGATTGTATCATATCAACGGAATCTGATTCCTCGATTTCATCTGGTTCTACAATCTGAGGTCTTCTTCCTGTTTCAAATCTTTCGTTGAATTCAAATATGCAATCTTCTAGAATAATCTCTGCCTCAATGATTTCCGCAGAAACCATCTGGAACGTCAATCTTGTTTTCTTGATTGTCGCTTCTTTTCTTGACTTAAAGGATTTTCTTTTTCCTTTTGCTTTCCGTGCCATTTTATTCTGACTTTGATTCTAAAACAGTATGGATGAAGCTTCTCATCTTCTCAAAAGGTGTGGACAGTGTGATGTGGTGAAATCTGGAGTGTATAGCAAAGACAACACCAACTAGCTTTCCGCGACCGTTTATAACAGGGCTACCGGAACTTCCAGGATTCGCGGGTAAAGAAAAAATGTCAGCAGTGGTCTGACCGAGTGGTCCCTCAACAAGCTTTCCTGAATAGAACCCCTCATAAAGCATGACGAGGTTTTCCCCAAACACACCTTGTGGTGCAGCCATATTGTATACCTTTTCACCAATTTCAGGCGGAAAGTTTGCAACAGAAAGTTTTTTCGCATCCAGCCTGTTTGATGAGATAATACATGCATCAATGTCTTTTGCCATTGCGACTACTTCAGCTCTGGCGTTTTCCATCTTATGGGTATGTATATTGATTTGATCTATATATTTCGCACCAGTCGGCTCGCAGAAGTGTTTTGCTGTCAGGACATATGATTTATCGCCGTCGTGCTCAATGATAGCACCAGAGGCAGTCGACATCCCCATCATGCGACCTTCTTCGTTGAAGATAACTTTGGATAAACCTACAAATGCTCTTCTTCTCTGATCTAGTAAATTTTTAGTAAAAAGGTTTGTAAATGCACAGCTTGACATTAGTAAGCAGGTCATTAAGGCTGGGATTAATAATAATTTTTTCATACAAATAAGTATGAACCCGAGTCATTAAAAGTAAAACTTATTCCCTAAATGAAATGCTTTAACTATTTATATTGGCACACACGAAATGTCTATAGAAAGAAGAACTTTATGAAAAAAAGTATATACGTGCTCGATACGAGCGTTTTTCTTACCAATGCAAACTCGGTTTATGCCTACGGCAAGAATGATATTGTCGTCCCAATGAAAGTTCTCGAAGAGATCGACAAACATAAAAAAAGACAAGATTCCGTAGGATCGAATGCTAGAACAATAATCAGAATTTTTGATGACCTAAGAGAAGCAGGTTCACTCTATGAGGGAGTTTCTCTCGGAGAAGAGAAGGGTATGTTGACAGTAAGACCAAGTGCCTTAAATGTCCATGCATACCTCCCAGATGATTTATCTCCTGATGTCCCTGACCACAAAATCATTGCCACAGCAATGCAGGAGCGAGAAAAGGGCCCCGACAATGATGTCACTCTTGTTTCTCGTGATGTGAATATGCGGGTGATATGTGATGCTCTTGGGCTCCCAACAGAAGACTACAATCCAGACCAAATTTTAGAAGCCGGAGAAGAAGTTTATACTGGTTTTACAGAGGTTCTTGTCAATGATAACATTATCGATGATTTCTATATTGCAAAGCCCATCGAGATTGAAAAGAGCAACTTGCATGCAAATCAGTTTGTTATGTTGAAATCAAACATAAACGAATCTAGAACAGCCCTTGCAAGATATGACGGAGAAAACAAACCACTCAGAATGTTGAGCAAACGTCAGAATTTTTATGGTATCTCCCCAAGAAACAGAGAACAACAATTTGCAATGGATCTCTTGTTTGACAAAACAATTCCAGTCGTAAGTTTGATTGGTTCTGCTGGTACGGGGAAAACCTTGTGTGCTCTTTCCGCTGGACTAGAACAAGTTCTGCAGACTGAGGAGTACACCAGACTTATTGTGTCACGACCAATTCAGCCTTTGGGTAAAGACATCGGCTTTTTGCCGGGAACGATGGAAGAGAAAATGGCACCGTGGTTGACACCGATTCAAGATAATTTGCAATTTTTAATGGGAAATGATAAATTAATGCTTCAAGAATATTTAGATCGTGGTACAATAGAAATGGAAGCTATAACTTACATTAGAGGTCGCTCTATTTCAAAGGCATTTATCATCGTCGATGAGGCTCAGAATTTAACAAGGCACGAATTGAAAACAATTGTTACAAGAATCGGAGAAGATTCAAAGTTAATATTGACTGGTGACATTGAACAAATTGATAATGTCTATGTCGACGAAACATCTAATGGTCTTACCTATGCCGTCGAGAGATTTAAAGAGTATGATTTAGCGGGTCATGTGTCCTTCTTGAAGGGCGAAAGAAGTGCTATTGCCACTTTAGCGGCAAAGATTCTTTAATAAAGACCTAAATACTATTAGGAGTTTTACATTCTATGAAGAAAGAAATCATAAAAAACGATACAGGAACGGAAGTTACTGTCTTAATTGAACTTAAAAAACGGACACTTGCGAGAGATCCTAGAATGACCTTTACAACCAGAATGGTGAAAACCATGTTAGAAAACGACAAAATAAAGGTTGACAAATGTGTTATATCTGATACAATAGATAATAATAGTGATCTGTCTAAAAGAATTGGTAAGTGGGTATTTTCCATTATCAACGACACGAAAGAAGTCTTAGCACCAATTCCAATGACAGCCGAGCCAACAGATGGTATCTATTCCGAGTCGTCCGTAGAAAAAGCACCTGCAAAGAAAAAAAGGACGAGAAAGAAGAAAGGAAGCTAATTTGCCTCACGTTTCATTTTCCGCTATTAAAGATTGGAAATTCTGTCCCTACTATCACAAACTAACACGAATCGACAAAATCAAAGGCTTTGAAGGAAATATCTACACTGCCTTCGGTAAAGCGATTCATGATACTTGTGAAGCAATGTTGTTGAGCAGACAACTAAACCAGAATTTCGAATCTGAGAAGTATTTTAAAAAAGCCCTAATCAACGAAACAAAACAACTCAAAGAAGAAGTTGAGGAAAAGACTTTGACTGAGTTTGAACAGCAGGGTGTAAGCATTTTACCTGATATTATTCCTGCTCTTCATGAGTACTTCGGTAATTTTACTCTTGTCTCTTCTGAAGAGGAGATTCACGAGAAACTTTTTTATAAGACCGATGACAACTACACCTTCAAAGGTTATGTAGATTGTTTTATTAAAACCGAAGATGGCAAATATCACATCATCGACTGGAAGACATGCTCATGGGGTTGGGACATGAAAAAGAGAACCGACCCAATGGTGACATACCAGCTTACATATTATAAGCATTTTCTCTCAGAGAAACGTGGCATCCCAAAGGAAGACATCGAGACTTACTTCGCTCTTCTCAAACGAACTGGCAAGAGAGATAAGGTTGAAATCATGAGAGTGACTTCTGGAGATAAAAAGACAAATAATGCCCTTAAACTCCTTGAACAGTCGGTGTATAATATTGATAGAAAAAACTTTATGAAGAACAGGTTGTCCTGTTCGAGATGTGATTTTAAGGGCACCGAGCATTGTCCATAAGGAGAATCCATGAAAAAAACAATTTTAACTTTGTCCGACCACCCCTTGTCTCCAAGTGGTGTTGGTACACAAACAAGATATGTGATTGAAGCACTGTTGGCTACGGGAGATTACAAGGTAATATCTCTTGCTGGTGCCATCAAACACAATGATTACAATCCGCAACGTTTAGAAAAGTATGGAGAGGATTGGACAATTTTCCCTGTAGATGGATATGGAACTCAGGATTTGATTCGCTCCATCGTCCGCACAGAGAAGGTTGATTTGGTTTGGATTATGACAGACCCTCGTTTCTGGGGCTGGTTGTGGGAAATCGACGACGAGATTCGTTCCACCTGTCCTTTAATATACTATCATGTTTGGGATAATTATCCTTACCCAACATACAACAAAAAACATTACCTTTCCAACGATGTTATAGCAACTATTTCAAAGGTCACAGATGATATTGTTAAGACAGTTGCACCAGAGGTTGAGTGTCATTACATCCCCCATGCGGTTGATGATAAGATTTTTAAGCCTGCCTCTGATGAAGAAATAAAAGAGAACAGGGACAAGATTTTTGAAAACAACAAGGATCGGTTTGTTTTATTTTTCAATAGCCGCAATGCTCGTAGAAAGCAAAGTGGTTCTTTGTTGTTTTGGTATAAAGAATTTTTAGATAAGGTAGGCCACGACAAGGCGACCCTTATCATGCACACAGACACCAAAGACCCTCATGGTCAAGATTTGGATGCAATCATCAGGAACCTCGAATTGACCAATGGTCAGGTTTTGTTTTCTAGAAATAAGATTTCCAACGAAGACCTTGCAAAATATTATAATCTTGCAGACTGTAGTGTCATGATTTCAGATGCGGAAGGTTTTGGCTTGTCTGCCCTTGAGTCGCTTAACTGTGCGACCCCCATCATCGCAACGATGACAGGCGGTCTGCAGGAGCAGGTGTTTGATGGTGAAACCTATTTCGGCATTGGACTCGAACCAGCATCAAAAGCAATCATCGGCTCTCAAAACATCCCGTGGATTTATGAGGATCGATTGTCCGGTGATGATGTCGTCAATGCTATGCTCAAAATGTACAACATGACTAACGAAGAAAGAAAGAAGTTGGGCTCTCTTGGTCGGGAACATGCAGAAAAGAATTATGGTTTTGAACTCTTCCAGCAGCGCTGGGTCGAACTCGTCAAAAAGACAATTGAGACTAGAGGCTCGTGGGACAAAAGAGAGGGTTATGACAGATGGACACTAACGGAGATATCATGAAAAAGAAAGTAATTGTAAAAGGACCTGCACTGAGTGCATCTGGGTACGGGGAACATGCAAGACTTGTTCTTCGTGCTCTTCGTAGTAGAGAAGACTTGTTTGATGTTTATTTTGCCAACATTGAATGGGGCAAGACAGGTTGGATTTCAGAAAACTCAGAAGAACGAGCTTGGATCGACTCTTTGATAATTAAAACTCATCATGCGGTGCAGAATAAAATTCAATTTGATTTGTCCCTTCAGGTCACTATTCCAAACGAATTTCAAAAAATTGCACCTGTAAACATCGGCATCACAGCTGGTATTGAGACTCACAAGGTCGCACCGTTGTGGCTGCAGAAATCTAACGAGATGGATAAAATCATCACCATTTCGCAACATGCCAAAAGCGGCTTTCTTGATACGAAGTATCCACTTGTGAATGAGAAGAAAGAACATGTTACTGATTTAGTTTGTAATGTGCCTGTTGAAATTGTAGGATATCCGGTTAAGAATGTTGAACCTGCAGATGTACAGTTTGATTTCGATACGGACTTTAACTTTCTTACTGTTGCACTGTGGGGACAGAGAAAAAATCTAGAACAAACCATTCGTGCATTTGTTGAGCAGTTCCGAGACAACGAGAACGTTGGATTAATCATTAAGACTGCTATCAAAAATGGCAGCACTTACGACAGGCTTACGATGGAACACACACTTTCCGTCATCTCCAGACGTTACGGTGAACGAAAATGTAAGATTTATCTCTTGCATGGTCGCCTCACTGAAGCGGAGATGACAACACTTCTTAACCACGACAAAGTTAAGTGCATGCTTTCATTGGCACACGGTGAGGGTTTTGGATTACCGCTCTTTGAAGCAGCATACAATGGTTTGCCAATCGTCACAACAGACTGGGGCGGCCATTTAGATTTCTTGTACATCCCCCAGAAAGACAAAAAGGGCAAAGAAAAGAAAAAGGGAATGTTTGGTAAAGTTGCATATGATTTAAACAACGTACAAAAAGAATCAGTTTGGGAGAATGTTGTAACACCAGATTCCAAATGGGCTTTCCCGAGTCTTCAGTCTGCAAAAACAAAGATTGCGGATGTCTACAAAGATCACAACTTGGCATTAAGCAAAGCCTCCAAGTTGAAAGAATATGTTGTTAAGGAATTTGAAGAGTCTAAGATTCTTGATAAGCTGGTACATGAAATCAATCATGACCCTCTCGGTCTTGATCAGATCGACTTAGAGGACCTATTGGTATGATTGGTGTTGTTTGTGATTTTTATTACCCGTCCATCGGGGGAACTCAAAAGCTTTGCCAATCTGTGGTTGACATCTTTCGAGAAGCAGGGAACGATGTCGAAGTGATCACAACCCACGATACCAACAGGGATTTAAAATCTTTTGATTATTCTTTTGTTGAAATGCCAAATTTAGATTTCTTGAATAAACCACTCTTTTGGTCCCGTGGGTATGATAGTGTTTTTGTCTTTGCGGACTTAGGTTCACAGAGCTTACACACGATCCAGACTTCTGCAATCAATCACTCGGTACTCGTTCTCAATCTGGATGAAAATGTTTACAAGTGGGTTAAGAACGAAGAGCAGGGATATTCAAAGCAGATTGTTTCGAAAATTGTTGAAAGAATCAAAACATTTGATACTGTTGTTTCGTTTTGTAAAGATGCTCCTGTGAACAAGTTTCTGGAAGAAAACAACATAGAATATGTTTTTATTCCAAACTTTAGCAGAGATGTTCGAGAGACAGAAAAGAAAGAGTTCGACCTTCATTCGACATTGGGTTTGGATAAAAACAAAAAGGTGATATTCAATCATGGTCTTTTTGAACAAAGAAAGAACCAGCTTCATTTGATAGAGAACTTCCACAAGGCAGGCATGAAGCAAGACTACTCCCTGGTGTTTCTTGGGAGCCCAAGAGATTCGTGGGATGTTCCGTACTTTAAGGAGTGCAAAAAGTTTGTTGAAGACAACGATCTTCAGGAAAGCATTAAGTTCATCAAGGGCACAAACAACAACTCTTTGATCGACTCTCTTCTGTTAAAATCCGATGTTTATGTTTTACCGTCCACTGCTGAGGGATTACCTCTCGTCCTCATTGAGGCAATGAGCGCAGGTCTGCCTTGGGTTTCAACACCCGTCGGCGGTGTACCAAGTGTCATGGGACCCCTTCACGGTGGTGTTGTTTTGGATAAAATAGATTTTAATCCAGAAGAACTGAAGAATGCAATTTCTTCTGTCTTGAATAAAAACAGCAGAGAAGACTGGGAGAAGAATTTCTCAAAAGAGATTGCCTCAAAGAATTACCTATCTGTCGTCAACAAAGCAAGCTTTTCGATCAAGGAGAAGTTCAGCTTTGTGTGCCCTGCATACAATGAAGAGGAGACAATAGGTAGATATTTAAAATCTTGTTTGCAATTTAGTGATATACTTTCAGAGGTGTATATAATCAATCATCGCTCCTCCGATAACACCCTTGGTGTAATAAAATCATTTCAGGAGCAATATAGAGATGCGGGAATTAAGCTTAATTTTAAAACTGAAAAAAGGGACTTCTCCAAGGAATTTACACTTGCAGATTTGAGGCATGATGTTATGGCTGAAAGTTCTGAAGAAATTGTCTTTATGCACGATGCTGATTTTGTTTTTGGCAAAGGTTATTTGCAGATGATAAAAGATTCTCTCAAATCCTTGAGAAACAAGTCTGTTTATACTGTACAGTACGGCATACCAGTTCTTGATGAAGATGTTTGCAAGATGCATGTTCCTGTTCCGAGAGTAATGAAGAAGAGTAAAACACAATATCGACAAGATCACGTTAACGGCAAGCACGAATGGGCAAGACCGACCGATAAGAATTGTCAAGGTGTGTTGACTATCCCTGTCCGAGAGAACAGTTTGGTGTCGATAAACACTAAAACAGAAGAGGCTAAAGAGCTCCGAAGGACGATGACAACCTTTTTTGAGGATATTTATAGCGGACGAGTTACGGGGAGTTGGTTCGATTCTTATGATGCCGATAGGCTCAGGAAAGAAGAAGTATTTTTCGACAAGATACACAAAGCCGGAAATTATCAAAATGTTGATATTGACTTGTCATTGTTTAGCTACTAGGGAAACAAAATGAAGAAAAAGGTTAGCAAAGAACTTCATCGTCAAACACTTTTGGAGGCAGCACATGCCCTCCGTGGTGTAGATTATTGTGTCTTCTATGGAACCGCACTTGGTCTGCATAGGGACGGAGATTTGATAGATGGCGACGATGATGTCGACCTTTTTGTCAAGGATTCTGATTTTGAAAATGTGGATACCCTTTTAAAGGAAAGTGGATTTAGAAGTTCTCAAGAAGTGAACGGACAACCTGTATTCCCAGGGATCTTTTCTCAATACTATAAGATTAGAGAGTCTGAGATCTGTCTTTTGGACATTTATTTTTATCATGATGTTCACGAGAAATTTGTCGTTGACAAGTGGAACGTCTGTGGCAGACCAGATAACAAAGAGACTTTCATCATCTTTCCAAAAGATATGATTTTTGATTGTCATGAAGTTGAGTTTTTTGGAGAAAAGATAAAAACACCAAAAAATCCAGAGTCTTTATGTAGATACATCTACGGGAATCGATTTAGAGAGCCCCTGGCAAAAGGTTCGGATTACTTTCAAAGAATCATTAATAACAGATTTGTTGTGGTATATAATAGGTGATAGAGGCTCACATGGACGACAGAGAATATTGGAACAAATTTTATAAAGAGAACAAGGAGACGAATCTTTCTTGCTCTTCTTTTGCGAATTTTTCACATCAGTGGGTTGATAACAGAAAAAGACTTATTGAACTCGGGTGCGGTAATGGTCGCGACTCGATTCACTTTCTTAACAGTGGTCTTAATGTTACGAGCATAGACAATGCGAAGGAAACAATAAAAGAACTTCAAAAAAACCACCCAGAAATTAATTCTATTTGTATGGATATCGACGACATTGATAGTCTGCAAGACACATATGAGATCGTTTACAGTAGATTCTTTCTTCATTCAATTGATGAAGAGCGGGAAAACAAACTTTTATCCTGGGCATACAAAAGCTTGTCTGCTGACGGTATCTTGCTTATCGAGGCTCGCACCACAAAAGACAAAGATCTCAGAAAGACCCACGATGGACACTTCAGGAGATATATTGACCCTGAAGGTTTAAAAAACAAGCTTCTAGACTTAGGTTTTAATATATCTTACAGCATTGAATCAAGAGGTCTGTCCGTTTATGGTTCAGAAGATCCTTATCTATTGAGGGTGATCGCCCAAAAAGAGGGGGGTTAATCATGGTGTTGAAGGCTTGGTGGTACAAAGCATCCGTACCAAATTTCGGTGACGATATTTCTCCGATTATATTAGAAATGCTAACTGGACAAGAAGTCATCAAAAGCACTGAAGAGGGCTCTCTTTGCTCAATAGGTTCCATTGCTTTTCAAAACTTTCCATCTCCAATGCAATTTTGGGGAAGTGGGGCGATTGATAACAACCAGGGATCTTCCCAAATAAGAAATCACAAATTCCATGCCGTACGCGGACCTCAGACCAGGCGAAGAATCATCCAAGCAGGAGGAGACTGTCCAGAGATATACGGAGATCCAGGTGCTGTTTTGCCCCTCTTGTTCGATAAGGAATCTTTTGGAAATGGTAAGAAGTATGAGTTTGGCATTTTGCCACATTATGTTGACTTCAATAGGGTTTCTACATTCGCATCATGTTCTGATGACAATGTTAATCTCATAGACATTCGCTCTGGTCATGTGAATGTTATTGAGGGGATTCTGTCCTGTGAAAAACTAGTTACTTCGTCTTTGCATGGGTTGATCGTTGGCGAAGCTTACGGTGTTCCGACTGCATTCGTGGAGTTCGGGACAAAATTGTTCGGAAGGCTCTTTAAATTCAGAGATTATTTTCAATCAACAAACAGGGAACTTGAGTATGAAGAACACTTCTCAGGAAACGATTTTGATTTCAAAAAAATAGAAAACCTTCTAAGTAGAATGCATAAGCCTGATTTTGACTTGAGGAAATTTATAAACTCTTTTCCTGCTGAAGTAAAAAATGAAGCTGTGTTAAAATATCTACTAGAGGGGTTCTAGCCATGAAAACAGAGAAGAAATATTTATTTATACATGTCAATAAGTGCGGCGGAACATCCATGAAACAGGCATTTAAGAATGTTAAAAGTATCTGGATTCCACCCGCCAACAAGTTGATCAGTCTTGCTAAAGAAGAAAAATGGAACCATCTCAATAAATTTTCAATTGTAAGACATCCAGTCTCGCGCCTCTTAAGCTTGCAGGGCATGTTGTTAAAACTTAGAAGAAAGCACATATCTTTGACTGAGATAATGGATTTGGTTGAAGACTCGTCCATCTCTTATTACAAGTTCTCGAATCAAAAAGAATATATAAAAAGACATGCACTTCCGTTCACCCACCCTCACTATCAAGTTTATCGAGACGGAAAATTAAATATAGATAAAATTTGGCGACTTGAGGAGCTCGACACCGCAAAAGAAGAGATGGAATCTTTTTTAAACACAAAGCTCTCCATACCTAAAAAAAACACGAGCACACATAGAGAACTTAATCCAAAAGAAAAAGAAAGAATTATAAAGGTTTATAAAGAAGACATAGAAGCGATGTATCGTGACTTTGTTTGGGATTTATAACAGTTTGGAGAAAAAGATTGTCTGATACATCAAAAAGAACTTTAACTAAAGCCTTTACTTGGAAGATTTTTACATTTCTATCTCTCGCTGTTGGCGGATTGATAACCACGGGCTCGATTAAAAAGGCAGTAACTTTGTCCTTAATATATCAGCTTTATACATTTATAATGTTTAATATACACGAAAGGATCTGGAATATGTTTTCATGGGGAAAAAGAAAAGGAATGTTTATTCAAATGACTGGCCTTAGCGGTGCTGGAAAATCTACCATCGCCAAGGAGGTCAAAAGAAGACTAGAAAAAAGAGGAATCAGAGTAGAAGTGATCGATGGTGACGAATACCGTCAAGGCTTGTGCAATGACCTTGGTTTTTCCAAGGAAGACAGAAACACCAACATTCGACGTCTCGGGTTTGTTGCCAAGGTCTTGGCTCGAAACAATGTTATTACAATAATGTCGGCAATTAATCCATATGAGGATGTCCGCAAGGAGTTGCGAGACATGTCGGAACATACAAAGACGGTCTTTGTTAAGTGTGATATTGAAACCTTGAAGCAGAGAGATCCAAAAGATTTATACAGGCGAGCCCTCTTGCCAGATGGTCATGCAGAAAAGATTAACAACTTCACAGGAATTTCAGATCCTTTTGATGTTCCGTTGGTTTGTGATCTTACCATAGATACCAGCAAGGAGTCGCTGGAAGAGTCTGCAACTAAATTAGAAAAGTTTATTTTAAAAAATACATAGGAGACAACATGAAGAGAGCAATGTTTATTGGGAGGTGGCAACCGATGCACAACGGTCATAAGTGGCTGATTAGTCAGAAGCTGGACGAAGGAACACCGATTTTGATTTGTGTGAGAGACATCCCACCAGACGACAAGAACCCTTTCACTACCGAACAGACAGTAGAAATGATCAACAAGGTTTACGAAGGTCAAGATGTTGAAGTAATGGTTATTCCAGATATCGAAAGTGTCAATTGGGGGCGAGGTGTTGGATATGGAACAATTGAACACCAGCCACCTGCTGACATCGGATTCATATCAGCTACATCTATTAGGAATTCTATTTCTGAGAATGATGACTCTTGGAAGAAAAATGTTGATGAAAAAATTCATGATTTGGTTGTAGAATATTTAAATGCACAAGGAGAACAAAATGAAACTAACTGATCAAGCACTTGGGTCCATCATGATGGTCCTGCAAAAATGTTTAATGGAGCAAACAGATATTGTTCCTTTATTAAAAGACTTGGAATTTGTGACTACTGACGAAGGTCTTTCAGTTACAAACCCACCAACTCTTCATATTGATGAAGACAAATTAAATAAGAACGTACTGGAAACCAATGCCTAAGTACATTTATAGATGCAAAAGTTGCGAACTCGTTACTGAAGTTGTACATTCTATGCAAGAAAAGCTTAAAGACTGCTCAGAATGTGATACAATAGATTCATTAGTACGAGTTCCTTCTTTTTCTTTTACTCTCGGCAAGGAGATAAATGATAACTCCTCAGCGGGACAAAGAGTAAAGGATTTCATAGAAGATTCTCGTTCAGAATTAAAAAAGGAATTGAAGTCCTTGAAGAAGAAAGAATACAATGGTTGAAATAATATTATTTTTATCTGCAATATTTAATTTTTTCCTTATGTGGTATGGTTACAAACTACTGAGGAAATATGCATATGCTTCTCAAAACACAACGGACATGTTGGATGCTATTGAGAGATACAAGAAACACTTGCGAGGAGTATATGAGTTAGAGACATTCTACGGCGACCAGACACTACAGTCTTTGCTCGACCACTCAGAAGACCTTGTTGCATACCTTGTTGAATGCGAAAATTCTTTTTCACTGACGGAAAGGGAATTCGAGCAATATGTCGAAGAAACAAGAACAGACTCAGGCTACGACTACGGTCAAGAAGAAAAAGAAACGCCGCAGAGTTAGTCGCGGCGGAGGAAAGAAATACTTTACAAAGGTACATGAAGATGCCATTGTTCAGTATGCCCTCTCGGACTCACGAGAGGAGAAAACAAAACTTTATGTGGATATCATCAATCCAGCATTGAATGAATTGGTCGATAAGACCGTCTATACATATAAGTTTACAAATCTCCCCAACATCGAAGACTTAAAAGCAGAATGCAAGGTGTGGCTAACCACAATCTTGGATAAGTTTGATCCATCCAAGGGCTCCAAAGCATTCTCCTATTATTCCGTCATTACAAAGAACTGGTTCATCCACAAGGTCAAGAGAACAGCCCTGCAGAACCGCAGGGAAGTTTACTATGATCAAATGCCCAAGGAGATGGAACAGGAACAAATGACCACAACAAACCAGTACTTTGAGGTCCGAGAAAGCAGCGAGTTCTGGAATTCTTTGTGGAAAGAAATAAAACAATGGGAATCAGTTGCAACAAAACCAAATGAAAAGAAGGTTATTGATGCAATTAAGATTCTTCTCTCTGAGCCCGACGCCATTGAAATTTTCAATAAAAAAGCTATTTACTTTTACATAAGAGAGATTACCGGTCTTAACACAAAACAGGTCGTGAGCACTCTCAACAAACTTAGAGTAAGATATGCTTCCTTTAAGGAAAAGTGGAACGAGGGCGAGATTTAATGAGAAAGAACTTAGATGAACAATTGACACAGGTTTTAGAGAATGTCGAGGAAGACAGAGATGTGACAAAGAGGTTGTTAAACGACTTAATTGATTACATCTCAGTATCCAACGAGAGACATGTTGAAGCCGGTGCCATTGCCGCGAAATATGTTGAAACCCTGCAACGTTCCAACGAGCAGGTTGTTAAGGTCGCAGGTATCATCCAGAGAGCAGCAGCAAACAAAGGTCCAGAAGGGTTAAGTCAAGAAGAGAAAGATGATCTCTTTGAACTTATTCAAGGAGGCGAATAGATGCCCAAAGAGTTCAGAGGTCTTCTTAGCGGCGAGATATCCCGCATTGACTCCAAAACAGAATTTAAGGGCAAGAGCATTTCCAATGCTGCTCGCAAAGCAATTGTTGTAAGCCCTCACGATAAAAATCAACCCAAAGAAGAGATCTTGAGTATCGACGGTGAGAACATCCGAGTCGTTACTTACAGAATTTATATTGAAGAGTCCGTCGGCAATTCCGAACTTGGAACTCTCATTTACCCAATGCCAGGAACACAGGCAGAAGCAGACTATTTAGCAGACTTTCCAGAATCAGAGCGAGAGTATCAGCGGAAACAGCTGTTGATGTCATCCACAAAAATAGGATATTTCAAGAGAGACGAAACCATCGGAGAGATCCCTGGATATGGCAGCGAGGTGTTCGCTACACCAATCCAGAACGGCTTGCTTTCTGACAGGTTCATGATCACGGCAACGGGAATAAAACATAAACTAAATGCAAGCAGAGGCTTGGCACCGTCAAAGTTAGATCCAGACTTTTCAAAATTGGCAGGTCAAGAGAAATTCTTCAACAAGAACGGCAAGGCGGTCAACTCCATCGCCGCTGGCAAGGGCTCTGTCTCGCTCATGAACGATAATGTAAACTATGCCTGCTTGACCGACGACATGAAAACAAAAATTCAAGAACTTGCAAACGCAGGCTTTGACCTTGTTATATCATCTGCCTATAGAACTGCCGCTGATGCAGCAAGGGTTGGCTCAACAACTAATTCAAAGCACAGCACTGGACAAGGGGTAGACTTCAGAGTCAACAACTTCGTCACCGCAGGCAAACAACTTAATGAAGAGGGTCAACGTCTTGTGCGAGAAGCAAAGAAGTTGGGCTTTAAATATCCAGTCGGCATCGACCACGGCACTGGTTTGCACTTTCACTTCGAATACACCGATGGTCCAAAACAGAGCAGTCAACAATGTTCAGAAGAGGCACTCAGCTCTTTTTATGCCAACGAAGAAACAGGTAACACATAATGGCAGAAGTACCAAAGATAGATCCAAACTTGCTTCCACCAAAAACGGGCGATGAAGAAGAGGATACACATAGAAGAATTATAAATCCAAACTTATCTGAAGTTGGACCAAGGGTTTATTCCAAGGGTCACGAGATGGTTTGGGAGAACAGACATAATGCTTCTATCACTCTTCGTAAGGACTACCACAAAGAATCACAAACCAATGCTGGTGCAATTGACATCTCTGTTGGTCGAATCGATAATATTACCAAGAAAGGTAAAAAGGGTGTATCGCTGCAACGAGACGCGAATGCAAAAACAAAAGAGATTGAAGGAGCTTCGCAGCCGTTCTCTGGCGGTGATTTACAGAGAGATTCAGCCCGTCTTTATTTGAGCCAGAAGTGTGATGTCGATAATATTTTTAATTTACCAGGAAACACAACGACACGTTCAGCTGCGGTGGTAAAAGCGGATGCTGTTCGCATTATCTCTCGCGATTCTGCAGGAGGAATTCGTCTCGTAACAACCCCAGAACCTGAAAACTCTTTTAACGGCGATGCTGGTGGCAACTCTGGTGTCCACCTGCTCGGCTCCGGAAAAGACGACATGGTGCAATCAATGGTCAAGGCAACAGACCTTGCTGTATTTCTTAATGATTTCATGAATGTTGTTATCGATTTAAAGAACCTTGTTTACTCATTTCAAACAGCACAAAAAGAGTTCAACCGAAGTGTTGCAACAAAGGTGGACATCTCGCCCTTCTATGCCTCTGCTGTCGTGGTTGATCCGAATGTTGTTGCACAGATGGGGCAGACATCCCTTGACCTGTTCAACAAGGTCGAGAACGACTGCCGCTCTATCGAAGGTAGAATAACTGATTTGACAGTGGATCTTGGTCTGATGGATGCGGGAGAAGAAACAACCCCAGCCATAAACGAGCCAGTCTTTGCGAGCAAGTTTCACAAATTAGACTAGAGGGTAATTACTAGCATGGCAGATAGAAATTTATTTGATATACATGAGTCTGAAGAGACGGAAGATCCACAAAACAGGTATTCCCAAGAATCCAAATCACCAAAGAGTCTTGCCAAGGAAACGGCAGCTGCGTTGTTCGCAGACAGTGTTGGTGGGGACGAACTACTATCCGAATCCGCAATCCAGGCCACCAATAATTTTGAAGAGGGTAAAATCAACTCTACCCTTGATGACACCTCGTATGTCGACGACTTTCTCGAAAGAGATGAAACTCCACCTTTAGAAGTTGAAGAAGAGGAAGAGGTCACTCTTGACCCTGATCTGATGGATGACGAAGATTTTGTTCTTATGAATGCTCCAGAGTTAGACTTGCCACCAGAAGAAGAAAAAGATGGAAAGATTATTCTCAATCCAGACTTTCAACCGATGAGGGAGTATTTGGCGGTCCCTGGTCATGTTGCCGCCATTTTCAGTTTACACAAAAACCGACTAGAAGCGGACAAAAAGAATGCAGAATTTAAAATTTTAAATGCCGTGGACTTTGACGAACACTTGGAGATGTTGAGAAACTCCTACAGTGACTTGTCTACCGCAATACAAAGTGCCAAAGCAGAAACCGGATCGGACCTTGCCATCGGCAATTCGTATGTCGTAACACTTGAGTTTGTCGATGACATAATTCGTGGCGGTGATATCGTCCAGACACTTAAAGGTCTTTTGATTTCTCCAAAGGGCACAAGGTCTACACTTACTGTAGATGCCAAGCACTTTTCAAAGAACTCGGCATGGAGAAATACAAAGGTCCTCGGATATATAAAGGACATAAAACTTCTCAGGGCAATATCATCAGGCTCGGATAGGATACAAAAGTTTGCAGACTGCGGTTATGACAGTGGTGTACCCAGCATGGGCATCGACCCTCGCGCTGTTGATTATGTTGCTTTTTCATCTCACTTCCATGTTTTGATAGACATTATAAACGGAAATAATTATCCTCCCGCAACTGTAGTAAAACAAGAAAAACCAAAAGAAGAAATAAACATGGAGATGATCAAGAACATCGTCTCAGACAATGTATCAGCGGTCAAAGCAGCAGCAAAAGAATTTGACAGATCCTTGAGAGAGGATGCGAAAGAAACACTTTCGGATCTTGCTGGTGTGGATTACGAGATCAAAGAAGATGATGTGTTTGCTTTGGCTCCACAAGAGAACTTAGATGAAGTTTATGTTTTAGGCGGAGGACTTAAAGACCTCGACGGCGAAGAGGTTTTGGAGCTCACTAAATTCAAATATAGTGAAGTTGCCGAGATGATGGTCCAGGGGCTTCAAGACACTGGTGATGCCTTGGCTTATCTGCGTCCGAGCAACTGGCCAGAAGACACAGCCGAACCAGTAAAGATTCGCATACCTCGCAGTGCTTCCATCATTTCTTTCGAAGCGGGGTTTGACGAAAGCCTGACCCAGGAAGAAGTAGTTGCTATATTTAAGAAGCATTATCTTGATCCTTTGTTCCTAAAAATATGTCCAGCAGCATTGTTGCAAAAAATCATGGATTGTCTTTTACCCGCGAACTGCAGGGAGGCAATCAAGTATCTCGGTGTGTGGCGAACAAGGGACATGCTGGAGCAAATCTTTGCCCTTGGTAGGGTCATCGACACTGAAGATCTCAAAACAGCATTCGACCAATGGGATGAGCTGGTCGAGACTCAGTTTAATTTTAAAGCAGCCAAATTCAACAGCAACAAAGCAGCTTTTGGCAATGCATCGCTTCAAAAGCAAAAAGTATATTCAGAATCAGAAGACATCTCTGTGTCTTTCCACCTAAGCACCGACAATAAAGAATTCGAAAACAACAAGGGAAAGACCTGCTATATTCTTGATCTGCAAAACACCTTCTCGGTAATCAAGACCGATGCAGAGAATTTGAGATTCCGCTTCACCTCTGAAACAGGGGAAGAAATCGAATACACCACAGAACCTCTTAAGTTGGCAGGAAACTTCAATGTGTTCAACGGTAGATACAACCACATCGGCTTCGCATATACTGCTGATGCCGGCATTGCATATTTTTACATCAACGGTCAACGTGTGGAACTGGACAAGGCAAAGGGCAACTTTTTTAAAGGTCCCCTGGGAATGCAGGACTCTGCATCCTTTACAGTTGGCGGCAAAGCAACAACCTCTCTTTCAAATGTTCAGAAGGGCTTTCATGGTTCTGTTGACGAGGTGGCAATCTGGAACAAGTCGTTTGATGACGAGCAGTGGAAGAAACTAGGAAAGATAACAAGCGACAAGAATTATAAAAACATGGGTCTGTCAAAACCAGAAGCATGGTGGAGAATGGGTGATTCTGTAGGCGACACATCAAAACAGATCAAAGACCTCGGCAACGAACAACACCTAACTTCTTATGGAGAGAATCCTTCTGACAGCATAGAAATCATCGTTGCTCGTGTTGCTAGGGCAAAAGACGAAGACAAGTTCATTGACATTTTGGATAGAAACCTCCAGCTTAATCGAGTGTGTGAGGCAATCATCGATCTTATAACTGGAAATTCAGATTCCAACTTTGACCTCACGAATCTGAAAAAGAGATCAATACCTAAGCTGCCAAAATTCTCACAGAACCCTCACCTAGAGGTTAAGCTGCAATTGCAAAAGTCGGTTGTCACCAATCTTCTCAAGGCAACGGCAAAGTTTCTACACCAGATTACAGACAAGTACTTAATGCAGTGTCAGAATTGGCGCCCACTTGCCAAGGCAATCGCAAAGGGAACATTTAACGGCTCAGGCACACCATTCGAGGACATGATGGCAGAAAGCCCCTTGATTGGTCTTTTGACCCCACAAGGACAAGAGCAATTCTTGAATCAAGATTTCTCAATACTCACAAGGGCTGCTTTGGACTTTGCTAAAGAACCAGTCAAACTATCAGGAAAAGGTGTCTCGGAAGCGACACTCGGCATAGGGAATCTCTCTGTGTCAAGCAACAAGACACAGCGACAAGGTGACGGATTGTTTGAGACAATTGCAAATATGGGTCCTGATGGCGGCCTCCTCGGTACAGACACGAATATAGCAGTATCTGCCGACGGGCAAATCGAAGTTCTCAGAAACACGACACAGCAGATGTCAACAGAGGAATTTGTTGAAGCCCTCGGCGGCAACATGAGCCAACAGACCCTCAACAGTCTTGATTCATACATCCAACAGAATTATCCAGATTATGCAGATAGCTTCACAAACGAACTGCTTACTGGGTATTATTCAAATCTCGGTCAAGATATGGGTGTCTCCGAGGGTGTTAATACTCTCTCTTATCTTGCCCAGGAATTGAACAAGTCTTGGGACACCACTGATGACCCTTGTAAATCACAAGAAGATTTCAGAGATCGTATTGGCGATCCATTGACCCCTGGCGACATCGCAGGCATCAAGGACTTTCTTGGCGACACACAGGACAGCATAGACGATGCAGGCAAGGATAAGACCTGTGAGCTTAGTATTCCGCTTTCTGCACAGGAACGTAACTCGCTCGGAAGAACAATCAACGATGTTTATACACCTGTCCTTATGGCATACGACAATGACCTCACCCTCTTCAAGATGGGTTCCCTGACATTCGGTCAGGAAAAGAAGAAGGTCAAAAAGGTCTTGCTCAAGGATAGTGAGTTTGAACAACAAGTGTTTGAAGACGGCGAAATGAAAAGCAAGAAAGTAAAAGTAGAGAAGACACAAATCAATCCAGAATTCGAAAGTCTGCTTGAACAGGGATACATTCCCTTAAAGAAAGACGGCTCAGAAGATGGAACTCAGTTTGGTGGTGTCATGAAAAAGGATTGGTCCATCGGTGCTCTCTTCTCCGGCGAATGGGGAAAAGAAAAGGGTCCATACTCTTTGGCACCGAAAGTTGACGGTGACGATGTTAAAGATCCAGAAGGAAAACCAGAGGACATTGTGAACAGTCTCGGACCTTACACCGATTATGACAATCCTTATGCAACAGTCTATATTCCAAAAGCAGATCCAGGTGGAAACAACGTTCGAGCATTCAGCCAGGACAATTTAGAATTTATGAACTTTGGTTCTGCCGACGACTTGGATTCCAATTCAAAGCCAGGATATTACCTGCAAAGGTCTGTCAACTCAGGTCGTGGAATTAAGAACATTGTATCGAAAGAAAAAACAGGTCTATTAGAGCCACTTAAAGCAAGTTCTTCGCCAATTGTCGCTGGTGTTACCGACAGGGACCTCTTGACCTCAATCAAGCATTTCTTGCCCTTTTCTCGTGCTCTCAACGGTAAATTAATCACGGAACTTGAAACCAAGAGAAATGATCGCTTTTCTCCTGGAACAAAGATTCAAACATCGTCTGATTTTTCGATGGACCCCATTCTGCAGCAAAAGATTATCGAGCAAGGATATGTTGAGAGTTTGGATGTCGGCTGTGATGATCCTGCATCTGAAAACAACGGCACACAAAACGACGACACCTTGCAAAATCTTTACACTCCACAAGAGAATGTTTTTGAATTTATTGCACAGAAAAACAACAGCAACCTCCCAAGCCCATCTGATTTAAAGGTTGATGTTTATGATAAAATTTATAGAGAAGTTTTAAGAGCCATATTCTTGAAGTTGTCTGATTCTCCTCTTTTGAAGCCGATCCCCGGCACAGAAGAAGGTGATGGTCCAACATTATATGGTATGAACTTTTTAAACATTAATCAGAATCCTCGCCTTATCGACATGGCATCGTTCACAGAGCAGGTTGCAGGCGACTACACATCTCTGATTGCATGCCCGCAGAACCTCACAGAACCACCACTAATCACAGCACTTAAAACTTCTGCTCCAAGAATCCTTGCACGCTCCTGCCTGGTGGACATCATGTTGAAGGGTATCATTCCTTTTTCAACACTCTTCTTTAAGCGGGACGACAAGATTGTCCAAGAGCTCATCTTGACAAAGCTTGAGAACGACATGGAGGTGTTCTCCTCAGACTCGGCTCAGGTTAGGGTGAGAATCATTGAACAATATAATGTTCTTGCAAACTCTGGCATTATCGACCGTGACCCAATCGAAACAGAGGGCACCGACTGGTTCTATTCTGGTTGGAAAGATGCAATGCGATATTTCCTTGAGGATGAATTTAATTTCATCGCATCCAAGATGCACCACCTTGTGTCTGGTGATTGTCTGCCCGAATCCGATGCAGCCCTGCGCAATGCAATGACAATGATCATCATCGACTACATCAAGAAAGCCGAGGGCAAGCTACAAATAGAATCATCAGCCATCTTGACCGACGGCGACACAATCCCACTCAACGAAGTGGATTTTAAAGAACAGGCAGAAAATCTCGACAAGTTTGTTTACGAGATTGTTTTCGAAGAAAAGAGTCGCATATCTCTGGCAAAGTTCCAAATCTCAGCTGAAGAGGCATTCGAGACTCTTGGTATTGACCCATCTCGTATTGGGGAGATTGAATGTGAAACCGGACATCTGTATCCAGACTCTGGTACAACAACCGAAACTGAGGGTCATTCTCACAAATATGAAATCGATGCAGAAGGTCGAGGCAGAACAACAGAAATTGTTGGAGACGATGTTCCTTTTCACACACATGCAATTAATGAGTATGCAGTTATCCCGCTGTTCGACTTCGACGGCAACAGGCAACACTCCCATGCTCTTCCGCAGCTCGACACATCTGTAACAACGAATCGTGCAGTGCTGGAGAAGCTAACGACATTCATGGACCAGAAACTTGTTGAGTCGGATGACACAAGAATTCTTTTTGAATTTTGTTTTAGTGTGCCCGACATCTCCAATCTTGCATTGATTTATTCTTTGATGTCGAACGAGAACCAGATCATTAATTCTGCTTTCCGCTCAACAAAGAGAGCAATCTTCAAAATGTTTGACATCATCTGGAGAACGGGTGCAGACACTTCTGCAGATCCTTGTAACACCGCCCCACAAAACATCGGCTTAGATTTAAATCAGATGTTCCCTGATTTCGGTGATGCAATCCTTGATCCTGCAATCTTGCTTGCGATGGTTCTTGCACCGCTGCAGACATATCGCGGCTGGACAAAGACAACAGATCCAAATGTGTTTATCACAACTACGATTTCAGACATCCTTAACTTACCGATCATCCCAATCATGAAGAAGAAGAATATTCCAGATCCATTCGATGATTTTAAAATTAAGTGCGTTGAGGTTCCAACCTTTCCTGGCAAGCGTCCAATGGACGAGATGTTCTTGGCAACCTATGGTGTGCTTAGTCAACCACTCGTCGAAGGTGGCATTGCCACAGTGACGACATGGGCACCGACCTTGTTCGGCTTGCCACCACTTTCACCGCTTCCGTTTGGCTACATCTACTATTTTGGTGTAGGTCCACTTATCTTTATTCTGAAAGACTTGCCTCGCCTTATGAAATTGATGGGCGAAGATTCAGATTCACAGCAATTGCTTGCATCCATTGGTATGAATGTTTCACCTAATATCGGTGCAGACTGCAAAGTTATCGATGTAGATTCCGAATCACAAGCGGGCGATGATGCAGAAGAGGAAGAGGATTGCCCACCAGTACCAGACTTTCAACAGACCACTATCGAATCTCGCGGAGATCAGGACTGTTAATAGGAGATTTATAAATGACCAAAGTATCAGATTTTTTAACACCCATCCTTCCGCTTGTCGAATCAGGTGAGCTGGATTACGACCACCACGACGATCTAAGAGAAGTCGTTAAGCAAAACTTTAAAAACCTTCTCTTGACGATCCCTGGAGAACGTGTCATGAATGCCGATTTTGGTGTCGGTGTGCAAAGGTTCTTGTTCGAGCAAAGCACCCCATTCTTGGCGGGGAACATAGAAGTAGAAGTAAGAGAACAAGCTTCTAGGTATATGCCCTTCATCAATATCCTAAGAGTTGATGCAAATTCAGACGACGATAACAACCTCATGACATTCCGTGTAGATTACACAGTTCCCAGCCTAAATGTCGATGAGAGTATAAGTTTTCTCTTTAACGAAGATGGAACTTTGAAAAGTTAAGAGAATAAACTACTTAACTAATACTAGGAGAACTCCCGTATGCCAAAAAAGAATGTTCCAATCGACTACACAAGTAGAGACTTTGCAACAATTAAGGAAGACCTTGTTGAATTTGCAAAGAGATATTACCCTGAAACCTTCAAAGATTTCAACGAAGCAGGTTTCGGAGCACTGATGCTCGACACTGTTGCTTATGTTGGTGACATCCTTTCGTTTTACCTCGATTACCAGGTCAACGAATCGTTTATCGACACTGCAACTGAATATGATAACATTCTAAGTCTTGGCAAGCAGGTTGGATATAAAGTACAGAAAAACCCATCCTCAAGAGGTATTGTTACCTTTTTTGTTATTGTTCCCGCAAACTCTGCAGGCACAGCACCTGATGCTCGCTACATTCCAATCTTAAAGAAAGGAAGTGGCTTAACATCCGCATCCGGCGCAGCATTTCTTCTTGAGGAAGATGTGAACTTTGTAAACGGTGATACCGTCGTTGCAACAGCAGACACTGCCACAGGGCAACCACTTTATTATGCAGTTAAGAGCTACGGTGCAGTGTCATCGGGCGAATATGAAACAGCAACCATCACTGTCGGAGAGTTCCAGAGATTCAGAAAAGAAAAGATCACAGACAGCAATATCACAGAGATTGTCTCAATTGTTGACGACAGTGGCAACGAGTATTTCGAAGTTGATTATTTAACACAGAACACAATCCTTCGCTCATCCACAAATAGAGATCCAGACACAAGAGACACTGCAGCTGAAATCCTAAAGCCTTTGGTTGTGCCAAGAAGATTTACAGCAGAACGAGTTTCCGACGGTATGGTCTTGCAGTTCGGCAGTGGCAAAGAAACAGATGATTCAGGTCAACGAGCACTTGATCCTTCGAATGTTGCCTTGCAGTTACATGCAAAAGAATACATTTCAGACACAACGGTCGACCCAACAAGATTCCTGGACAACACCACAATGGGTGTCGGTCCATCAAGCACAACATTAACAATCACTTACAGAAGAAACACAAAGGCAGACAGCAATGTTGCTGCTCGCACAATGACAACAGTATCTTCTCCTGTCGCAGAATTCGTTGATGTTGCCAACCTCTCTCAAGCAGAGGTTCGCACTGTTCGCAATAGCTTTGAGTGCATCAACGAAGATTCAATCACTGGTTTTTCCGAATCAGATGATGTCGAAGAACTTCGCCTTCGTGTCATGAACACTTTCTCTTCCCAACGTCGGGCAGTGACTTTGAAAGATTACGAAGCAATGGCATATGCAATGCCACCAAAGTTCGGCAAACTCAAAAGAGTTCGAGCAATTAAGAATCCAAACCCAAGAAGAGGCAATGTAAGTGTTGCAACAATCTCAGAAGATTCAGATGGAGCACTCGTTGCTTCCAATGCAGTCCTCAAGGATAACCTCGCAACATGGCTTGATAAGAGCAGAATGATGACAGATGCTGTCGATATCGTCGATGCAAAGATCATCAACTTGCAAATCAACTTCTCAGTTGTCGGGGATGTAGAAAAAGACAGCAGCATCGTTCTTCAAGACTGCATCCAGGCTTTGGTAAACAAATTCTCCACAGCACCAGCAATTGGTGAACACTTCTATATTACAGATGTCTACAAGGAACTTAAAGATGTTGCAGGTGTAGTTGATGTTGTTGATGTATCCGTGCAAACAAAACGCGGTGCAGATTATGCAAACATCGCATTCCAAGTCGAAGACAACTTGTCCGACGACGGAAGATCAATCATCATTCCTCGCAATGCTATTTACGAAATTAAATTTCCAAGCATCGACATTAAAGGAGCAGTTAGATAATGGCTATTAAAAGATACACTGCAACTCTAGACAACACCATCACAAATGCCTTCAAGGATAACTTGACAACAAGAGGCACTGATGCAAACATGGGTGCTTCCGATATTCTGGAAGTATTCAGCATTTACGGACAAGTTCTGTCACAAAAAGCATCTACCACTTTGTATATTTCTTCGTCTCACTCGATTCCCGATGACGAGTCTCAGCAAATCGTCCTTACGGGGGACACGACCTATACATTTGTCGCATCTAGTGCAGACGCTCCCAATAAATTCAATGTGACTGGGCTCGCTTCTGCCGGTGTTTTAGGAGCTCTTGCGGATATTATCAACACAAGTGCTTCTGCTGATTTCTCTGCCAACATCGACGGCGGCAACCTCAAGATAAAGGCGGCAAATGCCGGAACAGAAGGAAACAGTTTTACTGTTAGTTCTTCCCTGGACAGTGTTGTTCCGAACACAGAGACAACTCTTGCTGGTGGCACTGATGCTTCTGAGGCAGCAAGAGCTTTGTTGCAGTTCGACACCGATGCAATCCAAGCAGATCGTGATGCAGACGAAATTCCAGCAGCCGGAAGTGTAAGCTTCTATCTCCGTGTGCACAATGCACCACACGGTCAGACACTGCCAAAAGATTATAACTTGTCTGTCCTTGCCGTTTCCCGTTCTTGGGAAGAGGGTTACGGACTTGACATGGAAGGTTACAGAGATGCAGATGCCTCTAACTGGGTCAATGCAACAACAAATGTAACCTGGAGCGCAGAGGGAGGTGATTTTCACAGTGCTCCTGAATATACACAAGCAATCTCCGACGGCACAGAAGATATCGAGATTGATATCACAACTCTCGTAGAAGAGTGGCTCGACGACACCAAGGAAAACTACGGTGTTGGGATAAAGCTATCGGCATCTCACGAATCAGATGCAAGATCTTTTTACACGAAGAAGTTCTTTGCTCGTGGTTCTGAGTTTCATTACTTGAAGCCAAAGATTGAAGCACGTTGGGAAACGGGCATCCAAGACGATAGAGGCAACTTTTATGCTTCTTCTTCTCTTGTCCCCGCAGCAGACAACTTGAACACTTTGTATATCTACAACAGAGTTCGCGGAGAATTAAAAGACATTCCAACAGATGCGACCAACCTAACAATGAGTTTGTATTACGGAGAGTCTTCAGGTCCAGTTGGAACCGTTCTTGAGACTGCAACAGTCTCCAAGGTTGCGACAGGTATTTATTCATCTACGGTTGCTATCAACACAACCTCGTCATATCTTTATGATGTATGGCACAGCGACTCGACACAGTATGTTACAGGTTCTCGTGTCTCTGTTCGTACCTTTGCAGCAGAATCCTCTGCAAACACAGGCGAGCATGTTTCAAACATTGTGAACTTGAAAGAAAAGTATTCTCAGAGCGAATCTGCTCGCATGCGCATGTTCATTCGCGACAAAGATTGGAACCCAACCATCTACACGGTTGCAACCACAAACATTGAAACGAAGATCATTAACGAAGCATATTACAAGGTTCACAGAATTGCAGACGGCTTTGATGTGATTCCTTACGGCACAGGCAGTGTCGAATTTACCAAGATGTCCTACGACAAGGACGGAAACTACTTTGACTTGGACATGTCCCTGTTTGAGAAAGACTATTCTTATGGCATCAAGGTGGCATACAAGAATTCGGGAAGACTCGAAGAACAACCAGAATTGTTTAAGTTTAGGGTGGAATAATGAGCATCAGCGATCTTTTTGGAAAGAAGAGTTCTAAGCCAATCTCGTCAAAGAATCGGCAGGAACTCGAATCAGAATTCGAATCATACAAAGTTGTCAAAGCCGTTGACGAGCTTGAAGGCACCATCGAACCTAAAGTGGACTACACAGATCCATCGAAGTTTGTGACCTACGGATCTGCCTATGAATACTACACACGAGCAATAGAAAACATTTACGAGAATTATCCTTACGATGGATCTAAGTTCGAGAAGACCCAATGGCATCTGACTGCAAGCGGTCTTGGAAATCACTTGTTCGAGAACGAGTATCCACGAACAAACGGGCATATCACTTTTTCTCATGATGGTTGGGGCGCAGGAGCTGGACCGGCCAACCATATATTACCAGACGACAAGGAATATATCCTCATCAAAGGCGGACCAAACACTGACTCCGCAGCATCTACTCTTGCCAATCTCTTTCCTGAGTTCGGCGGCAAATCAAACATCCTCGATGAAGATAAGTCCAGAGAATCAAACCTCACCCTCGGTGCTGGTAACACCATCGAGTTTTGGCTGAAAAAAGCCGCATTTGCAAACGGCGGCAAACAAGAAGTCATCTTTGATATGTGGAACTCTGGTTCTGTTTCTGGTGATGCGGATTATGGGAGATTCTGTGTTTTTCTTGAAGACACAATAACCCCTCTCGGTCTGACCTATCTCTCCGGTACAGCAGGTCTTACAACCGTGACCCTTCCTGTTGATGGTGCCGACATCATTGACGGCAATTGGCACCACTACGCTATTACTATTAGTGACGGCACTGCGACCTTATACATTGACGGCACATCAATGGGAACAACCACAGGAACAAGCACCACCGAGCTTGAAGGAACATTCAACGCTACTATCGGTTCCTACTATGCAGGCAGTGCAGCTGATGGCACCGCACTGACCAATGTTGTTGGGTGGAATAAGCTCTCAGCATCCATTGACGAATTTCGATTTTGGAAGACCGCACGAACTGCAGAACAGATCGGCATCAGCTACAACACTCAGGTATTCGGCGGCACAAATACAGACGATGCAAATACTGACCTCGGTGTTTACTATAAGTTCAACGAAGGGATCATGAACACAGAACAGGATGCAACCATCCTCGATTACTCAGGCAGAATCTCCAACGGTGTGTGGACAGGCTATTCTTCTGCCGCACGTCAAACAGGATCAGCAATGGTTTTGTCGGGAGAAACAACATCCGAGTTCAAAGATCCTATTATATACTCCAGGCACACTGATGTCATGTCGCTAATCGATTCAAAGAAGACCACAGGGTCACAGTACGATCAGCAGAACAACTCCTCCATTTATGCAGCAATGCCAATGTGGATGAGAGAAGAAGATCGCGAGACAGGAAACTTATTTAAGCTTACACAGATCATGTCTTCTTATTTTGACACCTTTCAAAACCAAGTGTCAGAACTGAAGAATTTAAAATCAAATCAATACCCAAGTGGCTCAGAGAAGCCCTACAACTTTGTTCAAAAGAATATTCAGAACATGGGTTTTGAAACAACAGATTTCTTTGTCCAGTCTTCTGTCCTTGAGCGATTTATGGATCGCAGCGAGAAAGAGGATTACGACAACAAATTAAACGACACAAAGAACCTCATCTACCAAAACATTTATAATAACATTCCTTTCATCATGAGTTCGAAGGGAACAGAAAAATCATTTAGAAACCTTGCAAGATGCTTTGGCGTCGACGAGAGGCTTTTGAAATTAAATGTTTACAGCAACGGTGAGAGCTACGAACTTAAAGATACATACACTGAAGCCGTGAACAAGAAGAGAATGGTTTCGATGAATGGTGCAGATTTGCATGAAGGCACAGTCTACACACAGGCAGACATCTCTGCTTCTGGAGATTTCGGTCAGCTTCACGGAACAACACTGGAGGCAGACATTTACTTCCCGAAACAGAAGAATGTTGACTCCCCTCATTATTTCGATGTCTCTTTCATGAGCTCATCTCTTTTCGGTCTTTCCGCATCAAACGGTAATGATCTGCATGTATATTGTGTAAGAGAGCAGAGAAACGGACCAAATGCTTATTTTCAATTGACATCTTCCGAGTTGGGCATCGATTTAACATCCTCAGTTTATGGCGATGTGTACGACAACGACCGTTGGGTGTTCGCAGTCAAGGTGCAACCTGATGATGTTGATACAACAGGGAACTACACAGTTAGCTTCCAGGGTGTTAATGCGAACAACGGCAGAGTCGAAAACTCTTTTGAAGTAGCAGGAATCATCATCGAAGCAGATGGTGACGACTTCCATGCAGCATCCAAGGGATTGTATGCAGGTGCAAAGAGGGAGAGCCTGTCTGGTGTTGTAGAAAATCGCAGTGATGCAACCGTTTCTAGTGTTCGTTACTGGGAAAAAGCATTGACGAGTGCAGAGATTGAATCTCATGCCATCGACGCAAAGAACTATGGTCTTGCGAATCCTCATCAAAAGTTATTTAGCGAATCCTTTGATATGCCAGCGATCAACACTCTTAAGTTACATTGGGATTTTACCCTCGTAACTGGTTCCGATGGAGCAGGCGAATTCACAGTTCTCGATGCAGCATCTGGTTCCATTGATTACGGATCATACAATACGAATCATCCTGGAACAGGAACAGGCTTCCCAACCTCCAGCACGGAGTTTGTAAAATCAGAGTTTATTAACACTTACAACAGAACCTCCCCAGAGGCAAGTAATGGTGCAGCAATGGTCAATGCATTGTCTCAGGCAGAGGAAATAAGTGACACATTCTCCAATCCAGTGAACCATGTGTTTTCTGTGGAGAACAGTTATTATCAGGTTATTTCTGACGAGATTCTTCGTTTCTTTTCCGCAACAAGAGACATTGCTTCTATGTTTGCCAACGGGCATGATAAATATGCAGAGAAGTATAATGCACTTGAAATGATGAGAAATGAATTTTTCAGCAGAATGCAAAATGACACAAACGCAGAGAGATACTTTGAATACTTTAAGTGGATCGACGACAGTATCGTCATGATGCTCCGCCAAGTGCTCCCTGCTGCAGCCACCGTTATTGACGGACCTCTTAATGTGATCGAGAGCCACATTCTAGAAAGAAGCAAGCACGAACACAAGGCACCGACATTCGCGGTAAGAAACTCTAGAATAATCGAGGGTATTGCATCAACAGCACCATCACCATCGTTAGAAGATGAAAATTCTTACAATGGAGATGCGTGGGATGAGAGAATCTTAAATGAAATTCCAGAAGATGCTTCCACCGGTATTGTCGCAATCGATGAGAACAGAAGACAGCTTCTCAATGTTGTGAACAACAGAGCAAAAAGCAACCAAACATTCAAGGCTGACGAACTAACGAGCAGAACAGAAGAAAAGCAGACGGCAGATGTTGTGGCTGCAAACTATGAAGTTGGCACAAGTAACTTGACATCGACATCCGTCGGACCAATCGGAAAGACCAAAATTACTTTTAAAATAAGTTAAACACACTATTTACCGTATATTAGTGCGGAGGAACAAGCATGGCAACAAAGAATATCGTACCAAGAGCAGACGGCGAAGGTGAATTAGGTACATCTTCCAAAAAATGGAGCAAGGTCCAGGCAGTTACAGGTTCCTTCGATCATATCCAAACAACGACAATGACCAGTGAGATTTACTCAGAAGGCTCAACCAAGTTTGGTGATTCGACCGACGACACTCACATCTTTACAGGTTCCGCAGCTGTTTATAGCGACTATGGTGTGACATTACAAGCCACCAGTTCAACACCTAGTGGTAGTGCAATTCAGCACGATTTCTTAACCGTAACTGACTCTTCAGGAAGTGCCTCGGCTAACTTCACCTACCGCACAGAAAACCCGTTCGGAGCCCCACCGGGTGTCCTTCTTAAAACACTGGCGCTCTCTGGTTCTTCAGGGACTGACATCCTCATCGTCGGCGGAGCAGAAGATCCTATTTTTGGCACAGGCGGCGCCGTTTATGTCGAAGGCACGACTATATCCCTGAGTTCTCAGTATGGGTCAACCCTCTCCGGCCCCTCCTCCAACATTAGTGCCGGCAGTTATGTCACTGCAAATACTAGCTATTTCCTTGTAAACGGCATTGACCCTACAACAGATGATCTTCTTTTTTATGCTCGCCCTTCGAGTTATGGTTCGGGACACAGCAGATATACATCTTTCGGATACGACACCACTTATGATTGCTCTAGGTTTACAGCCGGCTATGGCGGCGCAGGTGGCGACAATCAATTTATTTGGTATGTATCCAACGACACAGATTCAGAACACCCAGTAATGTTTTTGGATTTTTCTGGTAATCTTGGCATTGGCACCACAACCCCAGCAAAAACTCTTGATGTCGTTGGAAACATTTCGGCATCACAGGAAGTTTCCGCATCTTCATTCTGGGGAGACGGCTCCAACCTTTCAGGCATTACCGCCACCACCGCCTCCAATGCTGATAAAATAGATGTCGTTGAAAACCCTGCGGGAAGTGCAGATTTTAGAGTTGCCTTTGTTGATAATATCGGCTCTGGATATGAACAGGTTTATGTGGATACTGGACTGGTTTACAATCCAAACACGGAGATATTTAAGGTTACAGATGTAGAGGTCACTAATGCCATCACAGCATCTGGTATCCACTCTGGTCCATTTCACATACACGGCTCATCGGTCCACAGCGGCACGATAGATATGTATGCTGGCGGAGGTTTGTATCTTTATGGTCAAGACGGCACCGCTTCAGGCTCTTTGCAGCATTCTGGCGGAGGTGTACTCCTCGTCGGAGAATTTGGTGTACCAACGGGAATTGTGGCTCCCAACAGTCAAGCTTTCATGTCTAACGGTGCAGCATCTGTTGAAGCATCCGGCACAGATGTAAACATCACTCCAAACGCAGCAGGTAAAGTTGCAGTTGCAGGTGTTCTATCAGCCTCCCTCGGCATCACAGCTTCTTCCTTCGTCGGCGACGGCTCTGGTCTAACTGGTGTAACTGGTGAATGGGACGGCACACACGACGGCAATGCAGAAATCACAGGCTCTCTCATCATTAGAGAATCCGATGGCCTTACAATTCAAAAAGGAAACGGTGCCACAATTGGTAGCATAGAACAAGAAGGCGGCGGTGATTTAATGATGCTGGCCACAAGTGACATTATATTGTCTGCTAGTGGTGGCAACATAGAAATGAAACCAGAAGTTTCCGGTTCAGTTAATGTTACAGGTGATTTCTCTGCCTCCCTCGGCATCACAGGCTCCGAAGTTCATACACCAACGATCTATGCAACGAGCTATCATGCACCAGGAATCGGAAGCCCGACCTACCAAATCAGTAATCTCGGAATGTTTATTTACAATGATTTATCTGTTGGACTTAATGCAAGTCCAGACACATTTGTCGTTGATAGAAGTGAACAAAAAGTAGGGGTCAGTTATGACATCGCATCCCTCCCTGATGCACAGTTTTCAGTCTCAGGATCAACAAAGCTTGGAGAGCTTTCAACAGACACTCACCAATTTACAGGTTCTGTGAACATCTCCGGCGCCCTTTATGCCGGTACGGAAGATCCAGAAGAAAATCACCAGATCATCGGAACTCTCCTCGTTGATGCAGCGGGAACAAACAATTCAGAAATCATTATCGATGGTCCAAATCCAAACTGGATTATGCTTAAACGATCCAACACCACTGTTGGTAAGATTGCCACAGATGGTTTCAATTTTACAATTTACGGCGGCAACAGCAGTGGAAACACTGGCATCGCAGCTGTCCATCTGTATGATAACGCACAGTCGAAGGCTCTAACACACTTTAAGCCCTCATCAGGTATTAGCTTTCCAGGCACAGATTCTCAGGTAAACATTTCCTCATCTGCCAAGGCTCTTAGGTGTGACACCGACAGCGGTAACAATGTGTTTACGGTCGAAGATGCAACGACATCGTTTATCAGCGGCTCTGGCGACCTCCTCACGATGGACGACACAACTGCACCACCGACCCCATCAAACGCAGCTCACCTCTATGCAAAGTCTGGTGAAATGTATGTTATGGATACTGGCGGAAACGAAACACAAATCTCTCCTCACGACGAGGAAGGTGAGTGGCAATATTTCTCCAGAAACACCAGAACTGGCAAAGTTGTTCGCATTCGAATGGAAAAGATGATTCGCAAGCTGGAAGAGATAACTGGCGAGACTTTCATTGAAGAAGAATAAAAAGACACTTTTGAGACATTTGGATATTTATTAGTGCAAATATTGCTTTTAAAGGCAAATCAAAAGGTGTTACAATAACTCATGAGTAGCGACGGAAACAATTCAAAAAACATTGCCCCCTTTACCATGTTCAGTTCTTCTGCCGAAGGCGGCTACTTAACTGAGCTTCACACCAACTTTACTGGCGGCATAGAGATAAACAATCTTCATACAGATACTTATGGAGAATTTAGACACCCACCAGCACAGGGTACATTTACAAACAAGTTCGTAGGTGGCAACACTCACAGACATCACTCTGTCGGACAAGCAGATAGAATGGAAGCATTCTCAGTTTCCTTCGGCAGTCCACAGTCTTTTCTTTTCGAATCCACAACCACAGAAGTGACCCCCATCGCTGGTGCACCTGCAGGAACAGATTTAATGTTTGAACTTGACGGAGGTGGGAACATTCAACCTCTCGATCCACCAGCAGATAACGACGCAGTTTGGGAGATCGATGGAGATGGAGATATAACAACAGGTCTTCCCAATGGTGCAGGGACTCTTTTCATTAGCCGACCAACTCGACCCGTCCTGTATCGCGACGAATATGCGAAGAGATCGGTAAACATTAAAAATATTAGACAACAAAGCCCAGGTAACTTTGCTCAGACTAGAGATGTCATTCACACTTCTGGCAGAACATTGAATCCAGGTCAGGCACGTGCAGCTGCATATTCTGTGACTTATCCTCTGTTCCCGAGAAGTGAGAATCCTGTTCTCAATGTCTCAGGCACTAACAGTCTCGAAGATTATGCAATGCCAGAGCTTTCATCCTCTGCGAGTGCCCATGTTTTCGTAAACCGCTTTTCCTCACCAGGTGACAGATACACAATGTCTCGTGGTTTCTTGAACCCAATCGGCGAAGAATACTCGGCATACAATGCAACACCCTTTAGAAACTTAAATGTTCGAGAAGAGAACAACGAGAATTTAACAACACACAATGAACAGTTCAGTGCACAGGACCACCCGGTCAACAGAAATCCAAACTATGATGGGCTGATATCTGCGGTGGTAGACTCGGATGAATTCGTTGTTGGTGACAATCTCACCGTGGTTGGCACCACTGTAACAAACCCCGGAGTCTCCAGTTTTACTGAGCACTTTTACTCACAAGATGGTTCACCGCGATATGCCGCTGCATCAGCAACTTGGGGAAGCGGGAATTTTTTCTTTAGTCTAAATGATGATCCACCATTGGATGCTGATTTTCATACTTTAAATTTTGCTTGGTTCTTGGTAGGCGGCACCCTCGCAGTCATTTACGAATCAGATGTCTCTCAGGGAAGTTTTCCTGCATCTCCTACAGATGTGTTCTCAATTGTCTACGACGGCAACCAGGTGCAATATCTGCAAAATGGCACCGTGCAGAGAACGGTAGTGGTCGATGCACCTGCAAAACTTTATTTTGACTCTGCACTAGGCGGTCCCTCGGAGATGACCGACGCATCTTTCTCTTACTTGAGAACAGATTACGACAATGCCAATGTCACTCATGCAATCCCACAGAACACCCTTCAGTATTCCTGGATCAATGATTCGGCAGAAGATACTATTTCAGATTTCCAAGGCTTTGCCACAGGCAGCGACATTACATTCTATTCTGACACAATCGGTTTCGACTCGCCAATGAACAGTGTCCATCTCGACGAAGACAACAACACACAAGACTTCGACTTCACTGGTTCTGTCTACGGCTACAACACTTGGAAGCAGATTCGCGGCGGAAACCTAAAGCTCTCTAGGTATTACAGAGAAAACAGTATCCTTGCAGCGGCAAACAATAAAGATATTATAACTCAGTTTTCCGAGCCTGCAGTTGTTGCAAAGCACAAGCCAATGGAACATGTTATTGGCATCGACTCCACAGACGAAAACTACACAGTAAAGAGTCCATATGGCAACGAGCTTGTGCGGCACTCAAATGAAGAGATCAATGAGCTGTTTGCTTACATTCGCTCTGACGAGGGAACATCATATACACAGCTAAAAGACAACTACATCAATCGCAGCATCGATGATCCTGCAAACCCTGTCAAGAGATTCGTCTCCATGACTTACGGCGAAACAGTTTTCCCACGCTCAAAGAACGCTTTCAAGAGCAAAGTAAGAATCAGGGGCAATTACACAGAAGTTGCAGGAACAGGTGAAAATGGATATGATAGAAGATTCGGCTCACAGAACACCATGTATAGTTCCACGGGGAGAAGAAGCAGCTCAGCTTTGAATTCCCAAGGACTTCTCACTTATGCCCTGGCATTTGATCCAATGAAAACGGATGGTGCGAACAGCTTCCTGTCTGCACCGGGTCACAATGGTAATGTCGGAGAAATGAACTACGACTTTGATGAAACCCATTTCGTGATAGACCCAGATGGATATGTACGACCTCATTTAAACTTTTTTGAAACAAACCATGCCTATGTTGCATCGACCGACACGGATTACAACGAAAGACTTGTCGAGGAGATGTCGGGCAAAACAAGATGGTACGACAGTTATGATTTGTACCAAGAAAACTCCAGAGGTTTATTACCAGAAGCATCAGTCATCCCAGAATTCAGAATCTCTGAACATATGGACTATTACATCGAAGATGCCGCCGGAAACTTCCGAGCAGACAATAAAAAATTCTTAACGCTTCTTGGTCACGAGAATAGTTCCTCGGCTGCAGCCAGGGCATCTGTAAATTTCGATACAGATTTCGAGGACACCATTTTGGATTCCGAGAAGATGGAACATTTCGACAAAATCAAAAAAGATCACACAGGACACTCAAGACCTAGAAAATTAACTCTAACTGCAGCAGGTGTCAAGAAATTGTTGCCATACAACGGATTCTACCCAGATACAAGAACGGTTCAGCTTGGAAATCTCCTGAGCCAATCTATCGCTCCTAATATCCAGGGGTACTTGACTGTTGCCGGCAATCCTTCGAAGGCAGAACAATTCTTGGACACCGATCCGGTTCAGGGTCATGCGGCAATCCTAAAGACAATTGCATCCCCAGGTATTCTTTACAATACCACCAAGGCAGGTCTTGCTGTTGATTATCCAATTTATACAAGTCAGCCTGAAACCGCATCTTTGTCTGACAATCCAACAAATGTTTTGGTCTTGTCCTCGGATGTGACAGCGAGCACTAGACTTCCTTTTGAGACTCTTGTCAACTTGAATGAAAACCTTCCAAGAGATGAGAGAGTTTTCCTCGTCGGTGCACATCCCCACCAGACAACTGATGGTTCCTTTGCTGACTCTAGTTTATACTACGGCAAATGGAACGGCAAAAAGAAGCCATACTTCGAGATCGCTTCTCACAATTATCTTGCAGAGAGTGTAAACTTCTTCCTAAAGAACTCTGAAGTGAACTCCTTCATCTCTAAGCCTCAGAATGAGTTTGCAGAGGTAGAAGCGGATAAGACCTACTATATGGATGTTGTTCTGCGTGACGAAGTGCAGATGAACAAGTTTGCAGAGTATTCCGGAGTCACTAGTTCTTTTCCGACACATGAGGTTATTGAAGCAAATATGGATCTGGAGATTGAATCTGCAGATGATGCCTCCACCTCTACTGCTGTCGCTCAAGATAACAACGGTGGTGCCTTTGTTCTTTTCGGAATACCAGAAAAAAACAAAGCATATCTCACCCACACAAATAAAGAAGGTAACTCCATAAACCTGTCAGAAACTTTTTTGACCGGTGCAGTCAATCAACTTTATG